AAGATAGGGGAGCCGCGAGAAAATCAGTAACTGTAGGAACAGTAAATGGTGTAGGTCTTGATAGACATGAATTATATGTTGATGCAAGAGATTTACAGTCAGAAGTGTATCACGAAGATGGTACTAGTACTCCTCTTACAGAAGCTGAATATTTGGCTACATTAAGACAGAGAGGAAATGAGAAATTAGCCGAACATGAAGTAACAGAAACATTTGATGCTCAGATAAGACAGTTTGGTGATGTTCAATATGAGTTCGGTGTAGATTATGTCAAGGGTGACAAAGTTACAGTTATTGATAGACAGTTGATGATACAGGTGTCAGCTCGTATAACTAGTGTTGAAGAGGACTTTAGTGATGAATACTCGTTAGTATTAACGTTTGGTTATTCATATCCTACAATACTTCAAAAAGTAAAAAGAGCTACAAGTTAGGAGGTGAGATAGAATGGCTCAAGAGTGTGGATTTTTTAATGCTCAATTAGTAGGTGAAGAATATGACCGAGTGTATCTTGCCGAACAGTTTGCAGCTTATTTTGCTAGCTTCATTGGTAATGGTGTATTCGGTGACTCAATGCAGGAGCTTGAAGTAATTGCCAATGATGATATGACAACAAGTGTATTATCTGGTCAGGCATGGATAAATGGTTGGTGGTATAGAAACACCAATACATATACATTAAGTCATTCTGTTGCCGATGGTGTATTGAGTCGTATTGATATTATTGTACTTAGATGGGATAATGCAGCAAGAGATATGTACTTGAGAGTAATCGAAGGTACTCCATCTGCAAATCCTGTTAAGCCTGATATAGTTCGTAATGCTGACTATTATGATTTGCAGTTGGCTTATGTAAGTATTCCGGCTGGTTCAATAAGAATAACTCAGGCACAGATAACTGATACAAGACTTGATAATACAGTATGTGGTTTGGTTACTGGTGTAGTAGACCAGATTGATACAACAAGTTTGTTCACTCAGTTTCAGACAGCTTTTACTGAATGGAAAGCTAATCAGCAGGCAGATTATGAGACATGGACAGCTGAACAGCAGGCAGCATATAATCTGTATATTCAGAATATGGAAGCTGCTTATGATTTGTTTGTTCAGACAGCTGAAGGTAATTATAATCAGTTTGTTCAGGACTCAGAAGATGCTTATGATACATATACTACAAACAAACAGAATGAGTTTGATACGTGGTATACAACATATCTTACAGCATTCCAGGCAGCAGTTGAAGCATGGTTTGAGGAGATTAAAGGACAAATATCAGAGGATGCAGCGGTTCATATTCAGCTTGAATTAAATGAGCACGAAGCTTTATTGAATGAGCTTCAGCACATGCTTATTCAGAATGATATTTATTGTCCTATTGAATTGTCAGATGGTAGCATACTTGTTACCAATGATGAAGAAGCAATCTTGGTTGATTGGAAATATTGCATACCTCCTTGTGAGTGTGCAGAAGAGGAAAATGAATAAGAGTAAGGAGGGATAAATAAAATGGCTCTTAATATTGAAACAAAAAGAATTGGTGAGTTACCGGCTATCACTGGTATAGCTAATGACGATATGATTATCGTAGAGTTAGCAGGTGGTGGTTCAAAGAAAATGACTTATGCTACTCTGTTACAGATTTTAACAGATGCAATTGTAGGTGGCGGTTCTACTGTTCTTACGGCTGATGATATTGTTACTGTAATGACAGATGATAATGAACTTATCCCGTCAGCAAAGCTTCTGTATGACTTGAATGTAGCTCTTGCTCCTATGATTAGAGAGCAGAGATGTATAAATGAAGGTATGGATGGTATCGAGTGGGGTCTTGATGAACTTATGGCTCTGGTTCGTACAGGACATTACGAGAAGTTTGCTATTGGTGACCATATCGTTGATGGTAGTATTCATTGGAGAATACATGCAAAGAAGCCTTTTCCTAAGTGGGCATTTGATGGTACAACAGGTGAGGCTCCCAACCACATTCTTCTTATTCCTGATGAAGCACTTGCTACTCACAGATATAATAGTTCAAATACGAACTCTGGTGGATATGCTGCTTCTGAAATGCCGGCTTATTTGGAGAACAACATTCTTCCTACACTATCATCTGGTTTAAGAGCTTATATAACTGAAACCCAGATATATGAGAACAATAAAGGAGCATGGGCAGCTGTTAAGAGGAAGATGCGTATTCCTACAATCATTGAGTGTACAGGAAATCAGGGATGGGCAGACCAGTATTCAGGTGGTATTTGTTCTCAGCTTCCGTTAATGAGAGCAGCTCGTCACAGAATAAAATCCTACTGGTATTGGTGTCTTGACCCCGTGGCTTCAAATACGACCAACTTCTGTCACATCAGCCACGGCGGTGGCAGCAACTACAACGGCGCTTCCCACACCAACGGTTCCGTTCGCCCGGAAATCGTTTTGAGCTAAGCTCAAAATCCTAATCGGTCAATCGGGTCTCGCGAAAGCGGGGCCCACCCGATAAAGGATTGAGAGCAAATGCAGATTGGAGGGAGAATAGATGTCGGTACCGGCTTGGAGAAGAAGTAGGTCAAAGCTTGATGCTGAATTTGAGGCTGTTAAGTTTCGTACTATTGTTACTCAGATGATAATGAGAAACTTTGGTTTGAAGCTTGACAAAAATATGAAACCTTGGGTATCTAAAAATTTGCGAAAGCAATATCCTGAGTTAAAACCATTCTTTGATAAGATTGAGAGGAAACAGGAAGAGGTACAAAGACAAGGTGATTTGAAACAATATGACCAGTGGTTCCTTAGAAAAGTAAGGAGTCGGTTATATGAATATGTTGCAGACTTAGTGAAGTTTATAGCAGCTGCAAATGAAATTAAATGTAGCTTTGGTTTTGAGTATGAGGAAAGAATAAAACTACAAGATAAAGCAATTAGTTGTTTGGAGGATATTTCACAAGAAGTAAATTTTGTGGAAGAACATTTTGACATAGACTTGAATAAGTATATGAATTATGCCGAACAGAAAGGTAAATGTAAAAGGCTCTTATATAAGTGGAAACGGAGCACGGTAAAACAGTATGAAGCCTGGTTAAAAGAGGAAGCAGAATGGGAAGAGGCTATACATGCTAATTATGATTAGTTAGTCAGTTATGTTCTGGAGATGTACGACCAACTTCTGTAACATCAACAACAACGGTAACAGCAACAACAACAACGCTTCCAACACCAACGGTTCCGTTCGCCCGATGTCGTAAGACTATGTAAATGTAGGCATTTGATATGACCGATTATAGCTCAAAACGATAGGAGAATATAACTGTGGCTCAGCCTAAATTGCTTGTTGTAGAAAGGTTCTACTGATATTGGTATCAATATTATGACGTGTCTTAGTGCTCGAACCTTAAAGTGCTGTATCACACTAAGTGACACTATAAGCTGACAAGGGGATGTAGAGTCCTATGAAAGAATTAGTTGAAATTCGAGAACAAGATAGCTTGTATGCTAAGTTGCTTGATGCAAACAATCTGATGGTTGCGGCTAAACTTTGTATGAAAGGAGTTACTTGGAAGTACTCAACTCAATGTTACTATCTAAATAGGATTGAGAGAGTTTGTATAACAAAGACAAGACTTGAAAATATGGATAGGATGTCTGATGGGTTCATAGTCTTTTGGATAAATGAACGAGGGAAGCTCAGACTAATAAGGTCCATTCATATTAACGAACGAGTCGTCCATAGATGTGAGAATGACGATGTTCTTGTTCCTGTCCTTAGACCAAGATTGATTTATGATAATTACAGTTCACTCAAAGAAAGAGGAACTCGTAGATGCTTTGAAAGATTAAAATGTTTCTTACAAAGAGAGTTCAGAGAATATGGAGATAACGAGTCCTATATTTTGGTATGGGATTTGCATAGTTACTTTGATAGTATTGACCATGATGTAGTATATGAGATGTATAGTAAATTATTTATGGAGTCAGAGAAAAGAAATTTATATTTGCTAATGGATTTTATAGATGCTTTCGGAGATGTAAGTTTAGGTCTGGGTAGTCAGGTATCACAAATGACTGCTATGTATTATCCAAATGATATAGACCATTACATAAAAGAACAGCTTAAAATAAAACACTATGGTAGATATAATGACGACTTTTATTTGATGCATCGTGATAAAGAATATCTAATACATTGTGCTAATGTAATAAGACAGATGTATGCAGATAAAGGCATAGAAATGAATGAAAATAAAATGAGGATTTGTAAGATTGGTAAAGAGTTCAAATTCCTTAAAGCAAAGATACACATTACAGAAACTGGTAAGGTAATAATCAGACCAGATAGACAATGTGTTATAAGAGAAAGAAGTAGACTGAAAGCGATGAAAGAAAAAGTTGATAGTGGAGAAATGGAGTTCATAGAAGTATATAATCAATTTAAGTCGTGGAGAGGCTACCTTGAATACTTTAACTCTTATAAGTCTATCAAGAGGATAAATGAGTTGTTTGATGAATTGTTTATAAAAGATTGGAGAACACAACAAAACGTTAAAAGGAGGCAAAGAAAAGAATATGGGTACAGAGACCACAACGACAAGCAATATCCAGCTCGCAGACGGCACGGAATTGACTTGCCAGCTCAATGGAACTGAATATGAAACAGACTCTCCTGTTGATGAGTCTATTTTCAGTGAGGAAAATCTTGCTGTAGTAATTATAGACGGCGAGAGAAAGACAAATCAGGTATTAAATAGTTGTTATGCTTTTGGTTCCGGTTCTCGTTTCTCTATTAGAGATATGACCGCTGAGGAACAGCTTAATAAGCAGATAACAGATACTCAGATTGGTCTTGCAGAAGTCTATGAAATGATTTTGAGTTAAGACAATGTCTATGGAGGTAATTATGGTACAGGTATATGTTGATTTAATCAAAAAGGGAAAGAAAACCATTGATGATGTACCGGAGAGAATAAGAGAAGATGTAAGGAGAGCACTCGAGGCTGAGGGCTATGAGTTTTAACAATTGGTTAATTCAATTCATAGTACTAGTGATATGGATAATCGCTGAAACAACTTTTATTCTCTGGTATATATGTAATAAACATAAGGAGGACAATGAAATGGCTGTTGTATATGCAACACTTATTATCAAGGGTAAGCGTGTATTTCATGCTATTCCTAACACAATCAAGCGGCAGGTAGCTGATATTCTCATTGATATGGAACTTGAGGACCTTATTGATGAAGATGAATATAAGCCTACTCGTGTCGTAGAGGAATAAGGAGGTGGCCAATATGTTCAGGGATTTACTTCCTTTGTTACAGTTACAGGATTTTGTATTCCTATCTGGTAGCGGTGCTGTTATATTGGCTACTATCATACAGACTTTATCAAAGAAGTATAAGCCCTGGACTTGGTTGGCTGAACAGTTTGGTAAAGCAGCAAACAAAGAAATGCTTGATAGACTTGATAGTCTTGAAAAGAAGGTCGACAATTTAGAGAAGCGCGACGAGCAACAGGATGCTAAACAAGAAGAGGAAAAAGCCAAAGCTGCTCGTCGGCGTATCCTCAGATGTTCAGATGAAATACGTGCTAAGGTTCGTCATAGTGAAGAATATTTTAATGATGTGATTGATGATATAACATTCTATACAGCATATTGTAATGAACACCCAAAATTCAAAAATGAAAAAGCTGTTCTTGCTATTAAGCTTGTAGAGAGAACGTATGAAAAATGTATTTCGGATAATGATTTCCTATAATATATTCGTCGTCGGATTTTGGTTCGCACTATCTTGACGACGAATTTCTTATATTATATAATAGGACCATAAAATTTCGTATCAAAAATATTTCAACTCTATCTTGACAACCTATTTTTGGTATGATATAATATATTTGATGGTTGAGAAATGAAACAACAACCATTAAATATAGTCCTTAGTAAAGGATAGTAGTTAACAGTAGTTATTCAAATTGAAAGGAGAACACAGAGATGTTCACAAGAGAAGAACTCAATGAGAAAAAGAAAATCGAGATTATGAGTATTGCAAAGGATTTAGGTCTCCCTCGTTATAAGGGTAAATCAGAATTGTCAAAGGACGTCCTTATCAATTCTATTATGGAGGCTGAAGAGAATGGTGGTACTCAGGAAGCTGCTTCAGTATCTAACAAGAAAACTGAACAGGTTAAATCAGAGGTTAAGGTAAAGAAAGAACCTGAACCAAAGAAACAGAGTAAGGTAGTTGAAGAAACTAAGAAGTTGCAGGAAAAGAAAAGAGAACTTACCGAAGAGGAAAGAACAGAGAAGAAGCTCGGTTATATCGAAGGTGCCAAGGTTGGTACTTTAGTAGCTTTTAAGTCTGATACCGGTAAGGTAAAGTCAGCCATGATTGTTAAGAGGTCTACAAAGAACAGAAAGTTCAAGCTCGAAACAAGATATGGTGCTCAGTTCATTGTTTCCTTTGATGACGTTGTCTGGGTAAGAACCAACAAAAGATGGCCGAAAGGTGTCTATCAGTTACTAAAGGGAATTGATGAAAGTGAGGTGAATGACGATGCCGAGAGGACAGAAGAAGTACACAGCTGAGCAGTGGGCAAAAGACCGTATTCAATATTATTGGGAACGGAAACGAACCTATGAAGCTACGAAAAGAAGTTTCGACGATGATAAGTATGAGTTCAATCAGGAGATGGACAGATACTTTGATGTTGTAGCTGATGAAGATGGTAAAATCATTGTTGATTTACGAGAAACCATTCGTGGTGTCAAAAAGATTATTTGTCAGCGTATCTCACAGGTATCAGTTGAGTTTGATGTAAATAAGCTCAAGAAAATCCTTACAAGAGAACAGCAGAAAAAGGTATTTCAAAAACATTATAAGGTAGTCAATTGGCCTGGACTTATGAAGCTCTTAAAAGAGTCTGGAGTTGATTGGAAAAAGTTTCTGAAATGTGTAGAGGTATCAGAGTCGGTTCGTGAAAATGTCCTTGAACAGTTAGTAGAGCTTGGAGAGGTGAATGCTGAGGAGGCGAAGGCTTGTAGCAAAGCAAAGATAAGAACTCAGTACTATAAGATAACAGAAAAGTAGGAAAAGGAGTATGAGCAATGGTAGTGAACTAGCTAAGGTGTTATGGTATTATGGTTTAATTCCAACCATAGACGAAGCTGTTCAGAAGATTGTATGTCCTTTTCACAGTGATGTAAATCCATCTATGATGATTGACTTGACAACTGGTCGTTGGTATTGTTTTGGTTGTGGTAAGAATGGAGATGCTCGAAAGTTTGTATCTGAAATGGAATGGAAGTATCACAAATTAAATGACCTTGAGTCGGCTGTAAAATATCGTAAGATATTGAAGTCTAAAAAGGTCAGTGATATTAAACTTTCTAAATCGGTGAGAACCTTTAAGAGGACTCCTAAAAAGGTTTTATATGATGAAGCCTATGATTATTACCATTGTCTATCTAAAGTCGACTGGCGGACCTCCAGTGAGATTGAGGAGGTATCAGAAACTTGTCGGTATATGATAGATAGAGGATATTCACCAAAGACATTGAAGAAAGTCAAAGCCAAGGTCACTTACAATAAACAATATCAGTTGATTTTTCCTATGCTCGACAATGGAACTTTTAGAGGATGGGTGTGTAGGACAACAGATAAAGAAGTAGAGGCAAGACGAAAATATCTCTATAATGAGGGATTTAGTAGAGCAACTACATTATGTGGTGATTATGGTACAAAAGAATATGTTATTGTTGTTGAAGGTTTTATGGATAGACTTCGTTTCATAGAAGTTGGTATAGAACCTGATAATGTAGTAGCTATTCTTGGATGGAAGATGTCAGATGAACAGCAACAAAAGTTAAAAGACAAAGGAGTCAAACATATAATCAGTGCGTTAGATAACGATGAAGCAGGCAAAAAGGGGACAAGGTTCCTAAAAACTACCGGTTTCAAAATTGTCAGGTTTCAGTATCTCAAGGGAATAAAAGACCCTGGAGAAATGACAGAAGAACAATTCAAAAAGTGTTATAGAAGAACAATGGTAAAATATCGCGATAAATTTTCAATAGAAAAGGAGTAATCAAAATGGGATTGTTAGATAACATTAAGAGAGATGCAAAGAAGTCTGGTCAGAACAAAGGAAAATTCATTTACTTCCGTGAGGGACAGAAAGTACGTATTCGTTTCTTACAGGATATGGATGAAGGTTTGGAAGTAACGTGGCACGACAGCTATGAGCAGGGAATTAACGTTCCTTGTCAGGAGCATTTTGGCCGTGATTGTCCTTATTGTAATGATGATAGTTTAAGGACGAGAAGTATGTATTGCTGGTCTGTATGGAATTATGAGACCAAGGAAGTTCAGTTGTTTATGTTTGCAGTTAATAACTGTTCACCTATTCCGGCTCTGGTAGCTATGTATGAGAATTATGGTACATTGATGGATAGAGATTATGTTATCTCTGTATCAGGTAAGCAGCAGAATAAGACTTTCTCAGTTGTTCCTATGGATAAGGTTAAGTTCAGAAATGAGAAAGCAAAGCCTCTTGCTGAAAAAGCAGTTCTTCGCATGATTGATAAGGCTTGGCCTTGTGAGGAGTCTGGTTCCTCTGATGATTTAGAGGACGAGGATGATACACCTAAGAAGAAAGCTCCTAAAAAGACAGGTGGAAAGGTAAAGTCCAAGAAGCCTGTTGATGACGATGAAGATGAGGACGACGACTACGACGAGGAGCTTGAGGATGATAGTGAAGAGGAAGGTGACGACTATGAGGATATGAGTCCTAAGGAGTTGTTCAACCTTTGTAAGAAGCGTAAACTGGATGCTGCTCCTAAGAAATCGTCCAAGTACTACATCAATATCCTCAGAGAAGCTGATGAAGCAGAAGAGGACTGGGGTGACGACGAGGACGAAGAAGATGAATGGGAGGACGATGATGAGTAAAACATTAACTGATTTGTTTTCTCAGCAGGCAGAGAACCAGAGAGAAATGCTGAAGAAAGGTATGTACGATAAATTTGTCGACAATGGGTATGAGATTGGTATAGCTGGTCTCCCTGTTGATAGACCTGTTTTGAGTTCATATCATATTCAGCAGTTGGTATCTGAAATTGGTGAGGTATTGGATGCTGATAAGCGTTGGAAGAACTTCCGTAATGAGAAGTATGATAAAGATGCCAAGGCAGAAGAACTTGCTGATTGCTTTATCGTTCTTATGAATGTTTGTATGTTCTCTGGGCTTGATGGAGAAGATATGGAAAAGGCTATCCTGGATAAGCTGGATAAAGTAACGGCTCGTATTAACGAAAATAAGTAAGACTGAGGGGAGGGTAATACCTCCCCAAAGTTGTATTAAGAAGGTGACGACTATGATAATTATAATCGAAGGTATCGACAGAGTTGGTAAGACTACATTAGCTCAGAAGCTTAGTGGTGAGTTTGGTATACCAATTTTGAAACAAGAAAGAATTGGTGGTAATGAACAATCCACAGATGATAGTGCTTTAATCAATTATGGTAGAGCTGTTGGCTTGATAGATTTTTGGAATTGGGAAGGTTTCAATCAGAATATAATTGTAGATAGGTTTCATTGGACTGAAGCTGTTTATAGTTTGGTTGATAGACATAACTCAAGACCTATGCAGTATCTTCCTTTTGTTGAAGCATATATGCAGAAGCAAATTGACAAATATCTGATTATTCAGGTTATGCCAGTTGATATTAAATGGTGTAATCGTCAACATGGTTCAGATTTGTCAAGACATCAAAAAGAATTTGATAGGTTATATGCTGAAAGTAAGTTAAATAAATATCGTTGTACTTATTATTCATATAACTTATGTATGGAAGAAATAGAAAGGAGATTGAGAGGTAATGGCAAGGCCGAATAAACTCATACAGTTTTATTTGACAAATATGTGTAATTCAAAATGTAGTACTTGTCAGATATGGAAAAACAGAAATATGCAAGAATTGTCTGTTATGAAAGTAGAGGAAACTATCAGAGATTTTCCGGATGCTGATTATGTATTTGGTGGTGGTGAATTTACTTTATATAAGCAGAGAGATAGGCTTCTTGATATGTGTGATAAGAATGGTGTTAATTATACTGTTCTTTCAAATGCTGTAAATCTGAAGTTGCTTGAACAGTTGTTAGCTTCACATGAAGTTAAAAATCTTACAATGAGTTGTGATGGTATAAAGCACGACGAGATAAGAGGGGTTAAGGGTAACCTGAAAAATATTGAATGTGTAATTGACTATTGGAGAAATAGTATTCCAAACATTAAGCTCAGTTATACATTGAGTAAATTGAACGAAGCTAATATTGATAATGATATGGCTTACTTCAAAAGAAATGGCTTTGACAAGATTTATTTCTGTATAGCACAGAATATGGATTTGTTAAATGCCGATGGAGATATAACTCCTAGTAAATCAAGCCTGGAATATCTTTATGAGTCATATTCATATATGTTGTATGATAAAGACCAGCAGTTACTTGAGGATTTTATCAATGGTCGTCATAAAAGATGTGATAGTACTGTTGATGTACATACAATCTATACCAATGGTGATGTAGTTCGTTGTCAATCTATTTTGTCCTCTAATGTACTCGGTAATATAAATGAGCATCCACTCAAATATATTTTAGAGGCAGATAAGAAGTGGCGAGAAACTATACCAAGTGGATTTGTATGTCCTTGGAATGATGAGTGCGAGTTGGTATGTCAACGGAGGTATGACTATGAAGATAGGCTATAGTTATTGGGGTTACCTTGGAGATACAAAATATGATAAAGATGGTAAGATGGCCAGTACACCTGATGGTAATGCTATTTATAGTTGGTCTATCATATATCAGTTGATGAAAGATGGACATCAGGTTTATCAGATAATGCCGGATAGAGATTATGTCGGTTTAGCTAAAGAAGGCTCAGGTTTATTTGGTTGGTGTACAAATCAGAGAATGAAGGCACTGACTGAAATGACTAAGCTCTATAAGGTTTATACCGATTGGTCTACAATGACAAAGACTGACATATTCGATATATGGGATAATAAAGGTCTGAATGAATGTGATGTTATACTTCACGAATGGCGTATGTTTATTCCCGGTAGAAATGATGATAGAGCAATACAGCCTGATTATTTCATACAAGAAGTATTGATTGAATATTGTGCTCGTCACGGTATTACACTTATTATATTTGACCTTGATTATAAAATAACCGAGGAAGAATTTAATAGGTTATTGGCTGTTAATTCAAAAACATATTTGTTTGAACTTGGATATAAATGGGGACAGACAAGTGTTGATAATAATTTTTACCATGTAGAGATACCATTCAGCTTTGACTATATCAATGAGTTTCCTTTGGAGAGGAAAGACAATCAGTTACACATTGACAATCTGGTTTATGTAGGTAATCGGTATGAAAGAGATTGGTGTATTGACAAGTACATTCCTACAGAAATGGATGGTGTAACAGTATATGGTAACTGGTTAGAGTCAGGTAGAGATAGTGCTGATAAGTGGCCTAATATTGAATTTGGTCCTCGTGTTCAGACAGCAGATATGCCGGAGATATATCAGAATAGCTTAGCTACTGTACTCCTTGCAAAGAAAGAGTATCTTGAATATAGCTTTATGACAGCAAGAATTATTGAAGCTGTATTCTATGGATGTGTACCACTTTTCATTGAGGAATATGGAGATGCTTGTATAAAGAAATATGCTGGTATATATTCACAAGATTTGACAGTGTCCTCAAAATCTGATATAATAAATATAGTTTATTATTTAAGATATAATGACAGTTATAGAAGAAATGTTTTATCATACCTCAGAGACCATTTGAAGTTTATGGATGTAAAACATTTCATAGATAAACTATATTATGTGGTAGAAAGGGAGAAGAAAAATGGTTGAATACAATGTAACAACTGAAGCAACCAATATTGATGAAGCTTGGTTTTTTTGGTATGATAAACTTGTCAACCAGAATAATGGAGATAGTTCCAGGGATGGAGAAGTAAGAGGTGAGATAATCAATGCTACAACGATTATCACAAATCCCACAAACAACATAATGAAGAATGAAGTACGTAAGCTGTCAATGAAATATGCCATTGGTGAAATGCTTTGGTATATGTCTGGTCAGAACCTACTCAAAGAAATTCAGAAGTATGGTAAAGGCTGGGACAGAATGTCAGATGATGGTATACATGTCAATTCTAATTATGGTTGGTGTATAAGTAGAAAATATGGCTTCGACCAGTGGGAATGGTGTAAAGATGAATTGGTTAAAAATCCAAATTCTCGTAGAGCAGTAATTCACATTAAGGAGCCATCAGACAAAGAAAGTAAAGATGTGAATTGTACAGTATGTTTACAGTTCTTTATCAGGGATGGTAAACTTCATTGTACAACATATATGAGGTCAAACGATATATGGATGGGTTTCCCGTATGATGTATTCCAGTTTACCTGTATGCAGATACTTATGAGTATGGAGCTTGAGGTTGAGATTGGTACATATACTCATATAGCTGGTAGTTTACATCTTTACGAAAGGAATGTAGTAAAGGAAGAATAGAACAATGGGAAATACACTTGTAGCAGTTCTCAGTAATGTTGAGAAAACACAGAATGAAATAATTGCCTGTATGATTACTCAAATATGTGAAAACGTTGAGAATTGTTCGGTGATTGATTTCTACAAAGATTTTAAGCTCAGCAAAACTACGTATGGTGAATACGATATGTTTAAGGCTGAGCAGTGGTTATATAATGGATGGTTGGATATATATAAAAACTACAGAGAGTTGGTTAAACCTTATGACAATGTAATACTGATTAAGACACCAACTCTTCGTGGTTTATATCCAAGACAGCTTGACAAAAAGTTTTTGAAAGAGATTGACAAAAGGTTTACAAAAGACAATGAATATCAGATGTCACAGGATTTAATGAAAAGACTAATTGAAAGATTAGTATTTGTTAAAGCCTGTAGAGATAAAAATGTTATTCAGTTCTGTATAGATACACAGGAAGTAAATTTTTCAGAGGTCTGGAAATTTAAGTCTTATGAAAGACGATACATAGCTAATCATAAAGGATTGAAATATTTTCCTATGTATGAATGGGCTATGGCTAATACATTTATCCAAGAGATTGATAAAGCTCAGGATTTGTATTTTATTGGTTCTGCTTTTAATGATGAAAAGGTAGAACTAATTACTCGTTATCACGACAACTTATATAAATATTTTGGTCGTAGACGAGTTGGATTTGTTAGAAACAATCCACAGACAGGTTACTTTGATTATTATAACAATGATGAAGATAGGCGGGAGATAAAAGTAGGTCAGAGTAAGTATTTATATAATCTTAAACTCTCCAAGTATACAGTAGTAAATCCACCTTATGATTTGAGTTGTTTTAATATGATGCGTTTAATGGAAGCTATTATTTGTGATTGTGTTCCTATAGTACTTCCAGAGAATAATTTGGACGACCTTATATTGACGTTCCAAGATATTTATGATAAAATAAACTATAGAGATTTGATATTGGAAAAACGTGATACAAGAAAGTTACCGATTGAACATTATCTACATACAAGGATAACAGAGTGGGAGAGAGATAAAGATTGTATCGAAGATATTAAGTCTTGTAAATCGTATCAAAAAATAGTAGACCAGGAATATGTACAATCTGAGTTTGCTACATTATTGAAAGGATAAGGTGTGATGAAGAAACTAAAATGTAAAATTTGTGACTGTGAGTTTGTACCGGAAAAGAAAGAACATTATATTGCTCGTACAGATGGTAAGACTGGTGTCGTATCAATGTTCCAGAGCAATGATGAAACTGGTTTGTTCGATGCATTTGATTGTCCACAGTGTGGATGTCAGGTTATTGCTCGGGAGCGTAAAAGAACACTTTATATGGGTGAAAACATAAAAGAGGAAACAGAGGAAAGTGAGGAATAAGTTATGTTCGACTTACACCGACACGACGAGTATTCTACTTTCGATGGTTTTGGTAAACCTGCTGAATTAGCAGCTTTGGCTAAAGAGCTTGGATATGAAAGTTTATGTACAACAAATCACGGTAATACAAATGGTTTGGTACAGACATATAAAGCTTGTAAGTCAGAAGGTATCAAAGCTATATTAGGTGTAGAGGGATATTTCTTACCTAAGTGGAAAGAGAAAACTCGTGGTTATCATTTAATTCTCATAGCAAAGAATTTGGAAGGCTATCATAATATGAATGCTATCCAGTTTGAAGGTGAGAAACAAAAGTACTACAATCCAATATGGGATTTCAGATTGTTAAGTAAGTTTCATAAAGGATTGATTTGTACATCAGCTTGTGTAGCCGGTTATCTTGCTCAGTGTATTAAGAATGGTAAGACAGAACAGGCTGAAAAATATCTGCTTAAAATGCAAGAAATATTTGGTGATGATTTCTATGTAGAAATTCAGCCATATAAAGTGTCAGAGAAAGGACTACAAGAAAAAGTAAATGTTGAGAGTATCAGATTAGCTCAGAAGCTTGGTATTAAGATGATACTTACATCAGATAGTCACAGAGGTAGGAAAGAAGATTGGGAAACCTACTTAAAGATGCATGAGATTGCAGGACATAACCTTGATGATATAGAGGAAACATATAAAGAAAGATATATGCCAAAACCTGAGGATTTGCGAAAGAGATTTATTAAGATGCATAAGTCAGATTTTGGTATTTCAGAATGTAAAGAATTAGCTGATGAAATGTATGCTAATCTTGACGAGATAGAAGAAAAGTGTGAGCTGAATTATCTTGATAACCTGGAAGAGAAATTGCCGGTGTTATATGATAATTCATTTAAGGTTTTAATTGACCATGTAAAGAAAGGTTTGAAGGCCAGAGGAAAATATAACAAGAAGTATATCGAAAGAGCTAAGGAAGAACTTGATGTTATTAAGTATCATCACTTTGAAGATTATTTCTTGATGGTTGAGGATTATGTTAATTGGGCAAAGAACCAAGGAATTGCAGTAGGTCCCGGTCGTGGTTCTGCTTGTAACTCAATCGTATGTTATGCTTTGAAAATCACAGAGGTTGATAGCATATACTTCGATTTGGAATTTCGTAGGTTCTTGATGAAAGAACGAAAGAAGATGCCTGATATTGACCTTGACTTTGAAACTTCACGAAGAGGTGAGGTAATTGAGTATCTGCTTGAGAAATATCAAGGACATTCAGCTCAGATTTGTTCTTATGGTTTATATCGTGTAGACAATTTGGTAAATGATTTAGCAAAGGTTTGTGGTTTACCTCACGATAAAACAGTAGATGAGTCAGAGGCTAAGATAAATAAGCAGATAATAGCAGAGATTAAGAAATATGTCAATGAGTACATAGATGAAGGTTTCCTTTTGGAAGATAAGTTAAAGTCTGATAAAAGGTTTGAACAGTATAATGAAGCTTATGATAATATAATGACACATTTCTTGATGTTGTATGAAAAGGTAAGGTTCATTGGTACTCATGCGGCAGGTGTAGCTATAACAGGTGGAGATATACTTGATTATACAGCTATACGAATTGACAGTAAGACAGGTAAGCAGTTTACCAACTATGATTTGGTTGACATTGAAGATATTGGAGTTATCAAGTTTGATATTCTTGGTCTTACAACTATGTCAGAGATAAATGATTGTAGAAGAGCTACAGGTACTCCAGGTTTTGATATTTCAATGATTGAGGACCCAGCAGTTATCAGAGGTTTCAGTGAGGGTAATTGTAATGGTGTATTTCAGTTAGATAAAGCATCAGTACAGCAGTTATTGTTGAATATTCATACAAACTGTTTCAATGATGTGGTAGCTGCAACAGCTATGAATAGACCTGGTCCTTTGAAACAGAAGATGCCCGAAGTATATGCTGCTAATAAGGAAGCTTATGAGTTAGGTGAAGAGGGAACAAGAATAGCTGCATTTGATAAGTACTTACAAAAGACGTATGGTACAATTATTTATCAGGAGCAGTTAATGAGAATGGCTGTAGAAATAGCCGGTATGACTTGGGATGAAGCACATGCTATAACAAAGATGAAGATTGGTGTTCCTAAGTTTAATTGGTATTTTGAGTCAGAATATCCTAAGTTTGAAGCAGCTTTTGTTAAAGGAGCAAAGAAGTTAGGTGTACCATCAGACCAAGCTAAAGATATATTCCGAAAGTTTTATGATTATTCATTCAATGAAGGTCATTCAGTAGGATATACACTTGTATCAGCAGAACAGATGTATTATAAGATGTATTATCCTGAGGTATTTTGGTATGCTAAGATTAAGTATGCCAAGGATGATAATACATTTTATAAGTATTGTGAGAATGCTGTAAAAGATGGGGCTGTGGTATTCTTACCTCACGTAAATTATTCCAAAGCTAAATCATCATTGAGAAAGGTAGATGGTGAGTTTGCTATACAGCAAGGTTTATCTGCTATTAAAGGAGTAGGTGAGGTAGCAGCTAAAGCAATTCTTGAGGAAAGAAAAGCTAATGGTCCTTATAGGAGTTTAGATGATTTCCTTGATAGAGTTGAAGGTCGTAAGGTAAATAAGAGAGTTAAAGAACTATTGATTGAGAATGGTGCTTTAGAGTTTAAGAAAAATAAATATATAGAGCGTACAAAGAAATATAACTCAGCTTTATATGGTAGAGCTATGAATAAATAAAATAAATTTCTTTGGACAATCTATTGACAAGGTAAAAGATGTATGATATAATAAATTATAATTAAAATTGATACCAAGGAGGTATGTAAATGGAAGAGGTGAAGAAACCAAAAGCAAAGTTGGTAGGAGCCAATGGTAACATTTTTAATCTTATGGGTATTGCTTCGAGGAGCCTTAAAGCAGCAGGCCAATCAGACAAAGCCACTGAAATGTCTCAAAGGGTTATGAGCTCAGGTTCTTATGACAAAGCTTTATCTATCATAATGGAATATGTGGAGGTAGAATAAAGTGGCAACGACGAATAAAGAGCAAATCATAAAGCTCTGTAATCAAATTAACAAGAAAGAAGGCGAAGGTACAATCTATTCGATTGGTTCAAAACATGCTAATCTGAAAATCAATCGTTGGAGTACCGGTATCGAAGATTTGGATGCTATAATTGGTGGTGGTATTCCTGAGGGTAGGACAGTTGAGATATTTGGTCCTGAGTCCTCTGGTAAAACAACTTTATTATATCATTTAATGAGTATGCATAGTTTAGCATTAGATATACCGGTGGAGGGAACCTTTGATGCAGAGAGAGCTAAAGTTTTTGGGAATAGACCAAAGCAACTTCTTGTTTATAGAGCAAGGTACGGAGAAGATGCATTCAATAAAAGTATACAATTTGCTAAAGCCGGAATACCTATTATCGGTATTGACAGCGTTCCAAGTTTGGTACCAAAAGAAGATGCTGAGAAGGTACTTAAATCGAGCGATAAAGATAGCATCGAGGAACAGCGAATTGGAGGAACTGCTCGACTCCTCAATAAATACCTACCAACTGTCGAGGAAATTATTGAGGTTACAGGTACGTCTGTAATATTCATAAATCAGGTACGAGATAAAATTGGTGCTATGATGTTTGGTGAAAAGACAGATACTCCTGGTGGTAGAAAGTTGAAGCATTCGGCTAGTCTTCGTATTCAGGTAGCAAGACGAGCATGGATTGAGATACCTAACAAAAATCCAAAGAATAGTGCAACCAATGAAAAGGTTGGTTTCATTATGAAGTGTAAGGTAGTTAAATCAAAGGTATGTAATCCTATGGGAGAGTGTGAGATACCGTGTTTCTTCGATAGAGGTTTTGTATCTTTTGATGATGTCAAGGATATTCGCAAAGAGATACTGAGACAGAGAGCTGAACAGTATGGTAAGCGAGTTCGTGACATAGATATGGATGATGAAGATGATGAGTCAGACGACGAATGATGAAGAACTTGTAGTCAGTATAATACACAAGCGGTCGGGGTTTGAAGAAAGTGTGATTGGTTGTTGGTTATCCAATTATCAGTCACCACCCTGTCAAGCTTTACACGGTAGCTGTAAGAATTTATATGTTTGTCAGTTGTTAGAAAATAGGTATACATCGAAAGGAGACGACAAATGCAGTACGATAAAATAACAGAACAGATTAAGACTTGTGAAGCAGAGTATGATAAGAAATCCAAGGAAGCAAAGAAGTCCTATGATGAATTGATTGAGAAGTATTTTTACTCAATGAGAGATAAGATTGTCGAAGTTGTAAAACCTCTTACAGAAGAGGAAATGATGGATTGGCTTAAACAGGCACAGAAAGATAAGACAATTGAAAGTAAACTGTTTATGTTGGTTCAGGTATGCTGGAGAGAAACACATGAAGTGGACGAGGAAGTTCCGGAGACAATCCAGGATTTAGCAGTTGATTTAGTTATGTTAGGTTTATTAAGGAGGCTGTTATGAGTGAGATTGTGAAAGAAGGCTATCTCGGTATAGTTGATAGAAGTATGTCAGGTAAAGAGATTGACTCATATCCTGGTGAGACAGAGGACATACAGAAGAAAATTAGAGAGTCTGGTGAGTGTCCTACATATACAGATTTAAGGCCATCAAAAGATACCTATTATCTTGATATTGCTATAGCGGTTTCCAAAAGGTCTACATGTTTGAAAAGACATTATGGTGCAGTTATAGTAAATAATGACGAGATAATTGCTACCGGTTATAATGGTAATCCAAGAGGTATGTTTAATTGTTGTCAGAGACTTCAGTGTCAGAGATTAGATAAACCACATAATTCCGGTGATTATTCAGATTGTCATTCAGTACATGCTGAACAGAATGCTTTATTATCAGCTTCACGAAGAGATATGATTGGTGGCACATTATATCTGGTCGGTGAAGAATATGGGCTCGATAAAGAAAAGTCTGGTAGGTTACAGGAAGACGTGCTTGGGTTTAATGAGATAACAGAAAATGTAAGTCCTTGTCCTATATGTATGAGGATGATACAGAACTCTGGTATCAAGAAAATAGTGACAAGGGGTGGTACAAAATGTTTATAATGAACATTCCTTATTTTAATTTAGACCACATTTATAAATCTGGTCAGGTATTTACTTGGCATAGATTAGATGATGGTAAATATATTGTCCCATTCAGAGACAAGGCAATAAAAGTTGAACAACGACGAGATACAATTTCATTCTCGTGTAGTGAAGAGGACTTCTACAATATCTGGTATGAGTATTTTGATTTAGATACACCTTATGACCAGTTACATTTCAGATACAGGAATTTAGGTGGACACTTCAAAATAAGTTGTAATAGATGTTCAGGTTTACATATTTGTAAGCAGGATTTGTTTGAGATAATAATTGCTAGTTGTTTAGAAACAGCTACAAGTATAGAACGAACAAGACAGATGATGAATGGTATCGCAGAGAAGTGTGGAAAGAAACATAAACAGAGTATGCGAGGAGAAGTTATCTGGTATGAATTTCCTACACCTGAACAGATATTGAAGAAAAAGTCTAAGTTGACAACTCAGGATATTGGGTATAAAATAGATATTATCACAGGTATCTGTCAAGACATTGTTGATGGTTGGTTAGATTTAGAACTACTTAAGACAATGGAGTTTGATGATGCTGTTGAATATCTTACAGAGTTCAAAGGAATAGGTCCAAAGGTAGCACAATCAATATGTTTGTTTGGGTTACACATGATGAACAGTTTTCCGGTAGATACACATATCAATCAGATGTTAGAACGAGAGTTTGAAATGTCGTTTGATGAATGGGTTGAGTGGTATTTATCAGAAACAAAGTATGTTGATAATATGGGATATTTAAGACAGGTACTTTTATACAATGAGTTATATCCTGTAACAGAAACAAATTATGATTGGACTTCAGATAAGAAAAAGTCTGTATATGGAAAAGTTAGGAGAAAGAAGAAATGAGTAAAAATGAGGATAATGTAAATCATCCTAAACATTATGCTGATACAACCAGTATTGAATGTATAGAAGCTATGACAGTAGCATTCGGTAGAGGAGCTGTTGTTGATTTCTGTAAGTGTAATGCATTCAAATATGTTTGGAGATATAAACATAAGAATGGTAGAGAGGACCTTGAGAAAGCAAATTGGTATTGTAATAAGGCAGTAGAGTTATATGGTTCATCTGGTTGTGATTATGAAGATGAACAGCTTGATATGCTTATCAAGTTGATTGATAACAAGGAGGAGGAAGAAGTTGAGTAAGACAATCAAATGTGATGTTTGTGGTGTAGATGCTACAAGTAATAATCCTACAAGAAAGATGCAGTTATTCTATGGTAAGAATGTTGTAAATGGTTCAGACCAGTTCTATCAGCAGGAAGTTGATGTATGTCTTGATTGTAGGAATAAGCTCAGGGATTTAACAGCTCACATGGAATATGAGTTTGTACAGGATAATAAGTTTGTACCGATACAAAATCCTGTTGGTCCTACAGAAACTTATGAAGTCGTTGAAAATCCGGAAGGTAATCCTCAGGAGCAGGGATGGTATGAGTTGGTAGATGAAGAATATGTACTTTCATCTGATACAGAAGTAGATGTTGAAAAGACATACTACCAAAAGGTAGAAGTTCCTGGAGAAAATCCTAAAGAGTTAGGGTGGTATGAAAAAGTAAATATCGACTATGTACTTACAGAAGATGAAGTAGTAGTTGATGGTAAACAGTATTATGTACAGAAAGGATAAGTAGTATGGGTAAGCTTCTTGATGATATTAAAAAGGAAGCTACCGGGAATAGAACAAAGATACAATCAAGTGAGGCTACAGAACTTGAGGGTTACTTAAATAAGCTATTCTTTCTTGAAAAGAACATTAAAGAAGAAGCAAAGTTTGTTAAGATGGTTATGACAAGAGGTGCAGAAACTCAGGAAAGAGTTGGTCTACATGCTTCAGCTTTGATAAAGGGAGATAAAGAGTTTTGTTTAAGAATGCAGGTTCTCTCACTGATGTATAGACAGCTCCAGGGTGAGCAGCTTCCGGTAGGCTTAAAGAGAATTTTTGAAGAGGGAAATGCTATACATGAGAAATGGCAGAGGTTGTTAATTCGTGGAGGTTATGCATCGGCTGATGATTTGGATGTAACTCAGTTCAATAAAAAATATCGTATCAGTTTTACACCTGATATTATATGTTGCATTCCTGAGTTTTATGATGGTATGATGGTTGGAGAACTCAAGTCGGTTAATACATATCAGTTTCAGAAAATGACAAAACATCCAAGTGCATGGAAACAGCTTCAGTGGTATATGTATTTAACCGGTATTCATAAAGGATTTGTTTTGAGTGAAGATAAGAATACTCAGGATATTAAGGTTGAGGTTTATGATTTTGACCCTGGCATTGTAGCTCCATTTATTGATAGAGCAGAACAAATTAAATATGGATATAAGCGAGTTATGACAGAGCATAAAATGGTGAAACGTCCTAAAGATGCTAAATCTCCTGATTGTAAACGTTGCGAACAGTGTGCATTGAGAAATGCTTGCTGGAATATCAATGGTGGAGGGGTTAGAATTGGAGACGAATTGTCATAGAGCTACATTTATGGTAGCCGGTAAGTTCAGAAAACAAAAACGAGAAAGGAAAAGTAAAGATGAAGGTAATAGAACCGGGGTATCAGATATTGAGTCCAATAAACGGGACAGAACTTCAGTTGATAGAACGTGCAGGTAGAACATGCTATAAGTCAGAGGATAAGATAACAGATGAAAGTGCTAAGCAGTTTGTAGCTGGTCTGATTAAAAGACAGCATGAAGCTATGCTTGAGCACTCTTCTTTGTCTATAAGATTTATTTGTGATAGGGGAGTATCACATGAATTGGTTAGACATAGAATAGCAAGTTTCGCTCAGGAGAGTACTCGTTACTGTAATTATTCCAAAGATAAGTTTGGTAATGAATTAACTTTTATCAGACCTTTCTTTTGGGATAAAGATAGTTTTGAATATTCAAGGTGGCTTGAAGTATGTAAGAAAGCAGAGGATGAATATTGTAGGTTGATGAGCCAACCTGGATGTACTCCTCAGGAAGCTCGTTCTATTTTACCTAATAGCATAAAGACAGAAGTGGTAATGACTACTAACTATAGAGAATGGAGACATTTCTTTAAGTTAAGAGCAGCAAGAGCTACTGGTCCTGCACATCCTCAGATGGAACAGATAACTCGTCCATTGCTTGAAGAATTGAAAACTCTTATTCCTGTTGTATTTGATGATATAGTGATTGCCGAATAGGTTAAGGGATTGAAAGATAATGAGTAGACCTTGTCCAATATTTGGGAGAGCTATTTATATGGATTGTCAAGACTGTGATGAAAGGATGTGTATGAGGATGTCAAAAACTAAATACAAAACTATCAGCATAGGTATTGACCAGTCCTATCAGAATACAGGTGTGAGTATTTCTGCTGATGGTAAATTATTATTGGTAAGAAGTATTCATCTTGATAAATACAAAAATAATTCAGAGAAAAGAAAAGTACTTAGAAAGAAACTGGCTGAAATGGTATATCAGATTAAGCCGAAAGGTGTCGAAATAGTTTGTGTTATTGAACGTATAAGATTGAAGTCTCAAGGGTTTATAAATATAGACTACATAAAATCTATTGGAGCATTAAACAGTGTTATTGTAGATGTTATGTCCACGTTTAATATAGAAACTTATTCAGTAGACACGAGATGTTGGAAAGCACAAGTTGTAGGTACATCAAAACCAAAGAGAAATAAGTATGGTGTACCAGATGAAAAGTGGCCTACGGTGCAGTGGTGTATTAAGCAGGGGTTTAGAAGTTCTATACTAATTGATGTGACAGGAACTCGTAAGACTAAGGGTGTCTTTAAGAAAGATGATAAGAAGTATATGTATAATAATGATGCTTCTGATAGTTCAGCAATTAGTATGTTTTGGTTTAATGGAGACCACTCTAAATTGGAGGTAGAGAAATAGTGTTTGGAATTACTTGTTGTAAAGGATGTGTTCCTCCAAAACGACAAACTGGTTGTCACCAATATTGCGAGGAATATATTGAACAAAAAGCAAAACTTGAAGCTCAAAAGAAGGCAGAGAAAGAATGGAAAGAAACACATCCAGAGCTGTTCTTTAAGTTTACAAGATAAATAAATTCCATACCCTCTATTGACGTACATAAAATTATATGATATAATGGTATCAGATTGAGAGGTAGCGATTATGAATATCGAAACACAAGGACAAATGCAGAAAATTGAATTTAGCTCACTTGAAGATTTTTACAGATATATTACTACAACTCCATTGAATGAAACTTTCAGATGGCAGACGTTAAGTTCTACAGAAACTGGAAGTAGACGAAATGATTGGTTTGGTACTAATACATTTGAAGAAGCGTGTGAGTTATTCAAAAATGGTTGGACTGAAATGTCAGAGAGGTTAAAGAATAAGCTTAAGGCTGAAGGTAAGTTTGAACCTACAATGACTAGCAGAAATGTTCAATCTGTTCAAGGGTACCATCCAATCGTTCCATTATATTTAATGGGAATACCAAACAATATGGTGAGACGACAGATGGTACCAATGAAACAGAAAGTCGTTACATTAAATAAATCACTTGATTATAGTTCAAGGGTTAGTTCACAACAGATAATTGATGAAAGTGTAAAAGCGTTTAGGATAATACAAAAACTTGAGAGTCAGAATTACAGAGTTAATTTGAATTTGGTTATTGGTGTATCAGGTAGTATGTGGAATAGTTCAGGTGAAAAGTATTTCATAAGAATACGACTTAAATCTGCTAATGAGAAATTAAACATAAGCAAATTAAGTTTTCCATTGGTACATCCAAGTATGCTTCGTAGATTATATTTTAGGTTTATTGAGGTACATCCTCCGGTAAGTAAAAGTTTTTTACATGGGTATGGTAGTCCTCAATCTCCTCAGGTATTAAGAAGTATATGGCCAGATGATATTTTACTTCCTCAATTCATAAACAAAGACATTGATAAAATCAATACTTTAGAAGATTTGGAAAATTTATAAAAATATTTTCACTTATCTATTGACGTTCATAATATATTATGATATAATAAATAGGTAAGATGGTGAGAGGGAAATAAATCACCAAGAGTTTGTAAGAACAAAGTTGATAAGTAAATGAGGAAAATTATATGAGTGCAAATCAACCGGTTAATATAAAAGTGTTGAGTATCGGTAGAAGCAGTAGAGCTGGATTTGCTGATATAGTAATTCAGTTCAATAACTCACCAGAACGAAATTATCCTTACAGAAGAAAAGCTGGAGCAGATAGTAATGGTAATAAATTTGTTATCATATCTGGTTGTAGAATAACTTTTGATGGAGACTATAATCTGGTAGGTATAACACGAGAATATGACACAAAAGGAAAATATAGAAAGTCTACAGAGGGTTTATCTGGTAAGATACGAAAGGAAGTTGAAGATAAAGGTTGTGAGATACCGGAAGTAGAGTTACCTAAAGATTTTGAAGAAGTCGAACAAGGTGATGCACCGGAAGAAATCGAAACACCAGAACCAGAAGTTCCTAAGGTAGAGATACCAAAAGGAAAAGTACGACATCCTAAGTATGAACAGATAATGACCTGTATTGAGTATGGTATACCTGTTTATTTAGCAGGTCCTGCTGGAAGTGGTAAGAACCATACAGTTGAAACAATAGCAAAAGAACTCGGTTGGGAATTTTATTTCTCAAATAGTATTCAACAAGAATACAAGTTAACTGGGTTTATTGATGCAGGTGGTGATTATCACGAAACAGAATTTTATAAAGCCTGTACATCTGATGAAGAATGTGTATTCTTTTTAGATGAAATAGATGCTAGTATTCCTGATGTTTTGGTATTATTAAATGCAGCGATTGCCAATGGATATTTTGAGTTTCCAAATGGTAGAGTAGATTTTGATAATGTACATTTTGTAGCTGCCGGTAATACAGTTGGAAATGGAGCAGATGATAAGTATACAGGTAGAATGGTACTTGATAGTGCTACTCTTGATAGGTTCGCAATCATAGAGTTCGACTATGATAGAAATGTAGAACTTAAATTAACCAAGGGTAATATAGAATTGGTAGACTTCGTAAAAGATTTACGAAAGACAATCGAACAAAAAGGTATCAGACATACGGTATCGTATCGATGTGAAATAATGACAACCAAGCTTGAAAAAGCTGGTATGAATTTAGAGGATATAATGCGAATAGCAATCCTCAAGGGTTTAGACCAAGATACGATAAATACAATCAGATTGTTTGGGTCCTCAAAGTATTATGAAGCTTTAAGGAAAATACAAACCTGATGAAAATTGCCGAAAGGCTTTTCATAATAATTGCTCAGTTGAGCGAAGCAGTAACGTTGTTGCCAAAGTAAAATAAAAAAAATGAAAAGGAGATTAAGACAATGGCAAAGAATTATTCAATTGCAGAAGCGGTTCAGGTAATCGCAGAAAATGGAGACAATGAGGCTCTTATGGACCTGGGTAAAAGGTATCCCTTACTTACTCAGAAGATTGCAAGGGTTGCAGTAAAGGCTGGTGAGGACTTCGTAGACCTTATGAGTTTCTTCCCTGAGTATCTGTCAGCAAATAAGATTAACTCAGCTATCAAGAAGCAGCTTGAGGCAGCAGGAGATGCCGATGGCGAAGATGAGGATGATGATACAGAAGAGGAGAAGCCGGCAAAGAAAGCTCCTGCTAAGAAGGCAAAGGCTGGACGTCCTAAGAAAGAGGAAGTAGACGACGAAGAGGATGATGAAGATGCAGGCGATGCAGCTTACGATTATGACTCAATGAACAATGCTAAGATGTACAAGCTTCTTGGCGAGATGGGTAAGCGTAAGGATTGCAAGGAGAAGTATGGTGACCTCTCTCACGACAGCATGCTTAAGTATCTCAAGAAGTATGGTCCTCAGGCTGGTGGTTCTGATGCAGAAGATGAAGATGATGCAGAGGAGTCCGGAGACGATTATGAGGGTAAGTCAGCAGTTGAGCTGTACAAGCTTTGCAAGCAGAGAAAGATTAAGGCAGAGCAGAAGAAGCCTGCTAAGTACTACATCGGTCTGTTAAAGAAGGCAGATGAAGCAGCAGCTGCAGAAGTAGAAGAGGCTGAAGCCGAGGATGATGAAGAGTGGGACGACGATGAAGAGGAAGCTCCTAAGAAGTCTGCTAAGAAGGCTCCGACAAAGAAGGCCGAGAAGAAGGCACCTGCTAAGAAAGCAGCAAAGAAGGCTGAACCTGAGGAAGAGGATGATGCCGACGATGACGACGACGATGATGAGTGGGAGATTTGAGAGGGAGCAGATACTAGCTTTCCGATGAACCCACCTATGGTTAAGGTTAATAAGTGAGTTAAGAGGCTGGTATGCTAATCTGAAATATGAGAAGGTATACCAGCCATAACTTGTATTAGGAGTAAATGATATGACTACATCAGAATTATTAAACCTTGACTACAGAGACAAAGAAAATAAGCAGATAATTCAGAAAGCGCTGAGTAAGGTAAAGCCACTTTCTAAGTATTCAGATGAAAAGCAGGTACCAATAGAAGCGATTGAGAAATTAGTGCATCTGGTATGTTATAGGTATCAGATATGGGTAAGAAGTATTAGTCTTGACTCACAGGCAAATGAAGATTATGATGTCCTCAGATGTGAGGTAATAGATGAAACTAACTTACAGCAGAAACAGAATATCTTTGGTATGTGTATATATGAATTATATGCTAAGTTAGTAATTTATCTGTGGTCAGAAATGAAAAAAGAAAACTTAAAGAGGAGGAAATAGAGTTGAAAGTAAGGATATTCACCGATGGTGCATGTTCTGAAAATCCTGGTCCAGGTGGATGGGGTGCAGTATTCAACCGAGAGGAAAGCATAGACGAGATACATGGTTATGAGGTAGAGACTACTAATAATCGTATGGAGTTGAAAGCTGTGGTTGAAGCATTCAAAAAGATTTTGAAAGAACACACAAGAGGTATGGAATATGAGTTATTTTCAGACAGTGCTTATGTGGTCAATTCAATAAACAATAATTGGATTGAAAATTGGCGAATGAATGGATGGAAAACAACTCGTGGTGAGGACATAAAGAACAAAGACTTATGGTTAATGTTCTTAAAGCTTAGGGGTAAGCTACTTGAGAAGAATATACAGTTAACTATCAGTAAGGTGAAAGGACACTCAGGTAACACATTTAATGAATATGTAGACAAGATAGCAAAAGAGCAGGTCCTCGTAGCAAGAAGGGAGGGCAAATAAAGATGCAAGGTCTATTATATACAGAAGAATTTGCGAGCAGAAAGTTCACCGCTAAAACAATGAAAGAAGCTTATCTTAAAGCAGCAAAGTGGTATGCTTCAAATGTACTGGCTAAAGATGAATTGAGAAGTGTACAGGTTGAATATGAAAAGGTACACGATGAACAATCTCCAACTGTTATCCTACATTTGTATTGCTCACTAATTGAAGAAGAGGTGAGAGCAAATCACTGTACTATATGTAAGGAAGCTCATAAGTCATTCTTTATCAGTGAAGAAACAAATTGTGCTTGGTGTAAGATTAAGGGTTATCAGAATAGGATGGACCAACATATAGATATAAAGAAGTCTTATTACAAGCAGTTACTGGAAAGGAGAGAGTACGGTGAATAAAAGATTTTTTAAGATATTAAGAGCTGTGATTGGAGAAATGTTAAGTATCATATTATATGTGCTTTCTACCAGCATTTATCCTATATCACGACTCTTGATTATATGTTTACCATATATCATGTGGTATATTGGTATCAAGACATATATAAGTAGAGGATATTTCGCGGTAGGTGGAGAACTCTTTATCCCGATAGTTGTTTTCTTAATATCGTGGTTCCTCAAGTCATTTGCTGATAAGATAGGGAAAGGCGAAGCACCACCTGTTCCAAGTGAACGATTTACCGTTGAGGATGGTGATGGCGAAGTGAGTTGTGAATACTCAAGATTGCAGGAGATGCTCTTATTCGTAAATGATTATGAGAAGTGGTTAGAGAGAAAGGGACTCCTTTGAAGTATATCCCTGAACCTCTGAGGACCTCCTAGTCAAACTTAAATTCCTGAGTCAAGGTGAAATATCTCTCATATATAAGTTTGAACCAGGAGGTCTATATGAGGCCTTATGAATGAATTAAAAAGACCATATATTGATTGACTTTATTCTATATGATATAATCAATATATTGGTATGGTATAATATATCAAGAAAGGAGTAATAAGGGTATGAAAGAAGTGACAGGTTTATATATCCCAACTGAGGAAGAAGAGTATAATTGTAGAACAGGACATTCAAGTTGTGAATATGGTATCTGTTCAGAGTGTTCAGTAGGATATAGTGATAGGGAGGATAATGAAAGTGAAGAGGAAAAAGTATAGTAATGACGAGGAGTTATTTAGGATAATTGTAATAAATCTTCTTATTGTATTCTCAATAATGTTTTTATCATTATTATATAATAAGAAAGCAGATGATGTGATATTAACTCCTTCATCAGTGACGTATGAGACCAATACTTATGTACAGTACATCGAACGGTCTGAAAATAACACAAAACAAAATTTACCTATAGCTGGTATCACAGAAATTATGTATGGTTATATGTCAGACCAGAGTTTATCAGAAGATACTTCGTTAACCGATGTAACTGTCACGGATAGTTGTCAAAAAGTTTTAGAATTAACAGAAAACGAAATATATCTGTTAGCAAAGATAAATGAATGTGAAGCAGGTAATCAAAATATCGAAACAAGAATGCTAGTAGTTTTGACAGTTCTCAATAGGGTAAAATCAGATAAGTTTCCTGGTACCATTGAGGAAGAGATTAAAGAAAATCATAACGGTGTATATCAATTTAGTCCATTAGTACAGGGGGGTAGTTGGTATTATACAGAACCATCAGATGATGCTTATAAAGCAGTTGATTTGGTAACAGAAGAATTGTTTAATGGTGTCGATACATCTGATGGTAGTTTATATTTTGAAAGTTGTAGTGACGAGGATAATTGGCATAGTAGAAATCTTGAGTATTTATATCAATCAGGTGATATAAGGTTTTACAAGTAAAGGAGTTTGTAAATGGGTAAATACAAAATGCCATTTAATCAGTATAAAGAGTGTCAGAGAATGACAAAGAATGAATTTAGTAGATGGTTAGGAACTTTCTTTGATACAGCTTTTGAACAAGGCTATCAACAAGCATGTTCAGATGTACCAGAGGGAAGTATAATAATCAATCCGGATGATAATGTAGTTATAGACTTTGAGTATGAAGAATTTAAGTCTGTATTATTATCTGTCAAAGGAATAGGTGAAGCAAAAGCTGAAAATATCATAGACAAGCTTTATGAATATTATGAGGCAAAGAATAAAATGAAGTACGAGGAGGCTTAAATAAAATAATGGGAAAAATAATTGTCTTTGGTGACTTTATAAACAAAAAGCAGAAAGTAGAGTTCACCAAAAAGTTACAGGAAAAGGTATCAGAGATAGAAGTTGAGTTAGGCATTGAAGATGAACCTTTAACTGTACTCACAGATGATGCTACAATAAATCTTGCTAATTGTTTAATAGATGCCAGAGATAGTATAAATGATTGTTTGTCAATATTAAACGTAGAAGAGTGTGAGGAGTTACCTGATGGTCTTGAATAAATCAAAAAGCGAAACTGGAATTAAATATCTGAATGTAGATAATTATTCCAAGTATGGACATGGATATGTCGTAAGAGTCATTATCAATCGTAAACATTTTGTTGTATGGTCTGGTAATGATATAACTATAGGTAAGAAAGTTGCTGAGAAAGTACAATCCTTAATGAGTATATCAAAAGCAGCTTTCCTTGAATGGTATGATTATGAACGAGAGGAGTGGTTGCAAAATGTCTAAGGGTAATCAGATACGGATGCGAATAAATAAATCATCTGATTGTGTATGTAAGGTTTGTGGTGCTACAAGAAAGAATAGCTTAGAGTTATTTGATATAGCTTTTACAGATAAACATATAATCACTATTTGTGATTTATGTAATGAACAGTTGTTCAATAAAACCTTAAGAGCTACTTGTGGTGTAAATGGTAAAGTAAAATCTCAACACGATATGATGGTAATTCGTAGTCGTCCACATAGATATTGAAATACTTTCTTTCTTTTATATTTCTTTCTTTATAAGTAAGATAGATATAAAGACATAGAATAGAATACATAAAGGAGTATATCAATATGTTACCTACAAATAAAGGATATGACTTTGATAGTTATTTACCTACAAAATACTGGGATAATAAAACAAGAATAGAATACATACAAAGAAGAATTATAGTATTCAGTATTATGTATTACAATATGTCAGAGAGTTGTATAACAGATAAACAGTTTGACTATATATCTCAACAACTCGTAATGTATATGAATACAACTCCAAAAGAAGTTTTAGAACAAACAAAATACTGGTATGTATTTAATGACTTTGATGGTTCAACTGGTTTTGATTTACCTTATCGGTTAACAGATACCGATAGAGAATACTTAACTCAGATAGCTACAATGGTTATTAAATCTTACAATAAATCGAAAGGTAAAGGAGGTAAACGAGTCAATGTTAAATACTAAAGACTTAATCAATCGTAGAAATGACAATGAGTCAAAAGAGTGTGTAAGTTTTGAATATCACTTACCTGTTGAAAATGAACGTGGCATGAAAACTTACATTCCTGTATATTTCAGAAAGCTTGCTGAAAAGTATTGGGAAATAACAATGGTCAGTAAGAAATCTAATATTGGTGAGTTAAGAGCTTACAGTTGTGAATATATAATTCCAACAAACAATATGGATTTAACAATGGTCGCTGCTATTGGTCTCAATAATTTACGGTGTCTGATAGCTGAAGAAGTACAGTATAAAAGTATGATTGATTTTTGTATCGGTGATAGTATTTCAAATATGTTATAAATAATTGCCGATAGGTATTAGTAAAGGATGTGAAGAAATGAAAAGGTCTGGTAAGTTTTACAGAAACAATGAAAAAGAAGTAATGAGGTCATTAGGTTTTACACCAACTCCTAATTCAGGTAGCGGTTGGATAGTAAAAGAAGATGGTCAGAGTGATGAGTTGATATGTCAGCTAAAATCAACAGATGCCAAAAGTATTAAGTTAGTAAAAAGTGACATAGATACGTTAGAGTATAATGCACTGGTAGCTCATAAACTTCCTGTATTTGTAGTACAGTTCTTAAGTACAAATGAATGCTTTTTGGTAATAAGACCAGAAGATGTTTCAGATATAGCGAAGTATTTGAAAACCGGTGAAGTATCAGATGAAAGGTTCAGTATGACTGAACTTACAGAAGGTTCATCTGATAGTCCTAAGGAGCCAAGAAAGCTAATAGGTAGTAGTAGTAAAGGCCGAAAGGTATTTGAAAAAGAGAATGCCGAAAAGTATAAGAAAAAAGTAAAATCTGCCACATAATGATTGCCGAAAAGTATTAGTAATTTATAGTGGTCAAGGAGGTATAAAATGGTACTTAAAACAAAACAGATTGTGAGTTATAATGGTCATAGTCTTTCAGCAAATGGTTCAGTGAACTTCAATCTGAATGCGCAATATTCACAGCTTACTCAGAGTATCAGTTTAATGCAGATGCTTAATAATGATGTTACTGTAAAGGCAAAGGTATCTGGTAAGGTATTAAAGCTTGGTATATTCAGGATTAAGCAAATCACAATTGATGGTGATGGAGAAAGTAAGATAAAGTTCAATGGTCTTAATGACTATGTAGAAATGGACAACTTAAATCTGTTACCACTTCAGTCTGATGATGTAAAAGAGTTTCAGGTTCTGTATGAAGCTGATGTTGAACTTGAGAATGATGGAGAGTAAGGAAGGGAGTAAGTTATGGCTAAAGCTAAAAAGATAGAATACACAGAAATCTCCAGAGCAAAAGTCACAGAGAAAAGACACATCGTAATTAGTACATGTTCAAAAGGTGGCTTCACTGTTGCTCAGAGATTAGACACTGAGGAAGATGGTCATACAACTACAGTATATCTTAAAGGAGCATTTCATGTAAATGATTTACAGGGACTACTCAATTTAAGAGATGCTGTTAATATGGCAATAAAGAAAACAGAGGAAGGTTTAACAGACGACTCTGATTGGGATGAAGTTTAAGTAAGTTTGATATTATGACTTCTGTCTTGTTCATAATATGATGGTTTATAGATATATGATGGGATGGTCCTGAGGGTCCACCAGTCGATTGGTTAAAATCCCATCATATAAATATAGGCCAAAATGATAAAATCGAAACTGGAGGTCCTGGTAGGCCACAGTGGTGGCCATGCAAATTGAACGTTTCATTATATTATACGTATACGTGAAATTTGATACATAACAATCATACTTTATTGATTTTACGAAAATATTTTGATATAATGAAACTACAATAAAACAGAACTTACAAAGGAGATAAAACAAATGAAACTTTACAAAAATGTTGAATTATCCAAAAATGATGCTGAAGAACTTAAAGTTTTTCTGAAAAAGTCAAAAATTAAGTTTGAAACATCACAGGTTGATAATTTGATACATTTTGAGATTTTAGTAAATCAGTTTGAGGAAAAAGCAATAAATAATTTTCTTGATACACTATAATTTACAATATTGACGTAGCAGGAAAATTATGATATAATAGAACTATAATAAAGATTGGTTGAAATAAATACAACCAGAGTTCCTAAGAAAGGAGTACAGAATATGTACAAGAAAATTATTGAAGGTATTGTAGCACATGTAATCGCAGGAGTATTGGTAACAGGAGTTACAACGGTAGCAGCAGAATTACCGAAAAGTAATAGTAATATCGGTAATAATGAGCTAAGAGTTGGATATATCACAGATATTCAGTATTCACAAAATCCCGAGAGTAATAAGTTTGATGAATGTACAGATTTAATGACTTTCAATATTGATGGTCAAGAGTATCAAATAAGAGATTGGGCAGAAGATATGTTTGTTGGCGATTGTTGTTTAATCATCCTAAACACAAAAGGAACAGAAAGTCCAGAAGATGATGTGATACTTGACTGGAGAGCTTACTGGGATTGTGATGGCGAATATTACTACTGGGAACCTGGAGTTATCGGCGAGAAAGTACCTGAAAGGTAATAGTAAAAATGCCGAAAAGTTATAGTAAGTAAAAGCTGAAAGGTATTAGAAATAAGTTGCCGAAAGGTTTTTGGAATTGCCGAAAAGTATTAGTAAGAGGTTTGCCGAAAAGTATTAGAAATAGAGTATAAGAGATATAATAGAGTATATCACTAGTGCTCTAATAGGAGGTTTTCAGATATGTCAAATGACTCAATGGTTCAATATATGGTTCATAACTTTAGAACAGAGAGTGTGGATTTTAGAGGCACTGAGGAAGAGTGTATAAAATATATAAATGAACATGATACTCCTGAGTTTCCATTAGAATTATATTGGGCACATCCCGGAGAACCACATTATAAAAAAGAAAATAATGAACTTGATGAAGATGGTGAGTTATGGTAAAATTAAAGTTTGATAAAATACAGACTTAGTGTTCAGAATAACAAAGCTTAAGTTTAGTTTCAGAGTTTGAGATTGAACTTAAGCTAAGTTAGTGTTCAGAGTAAAGTTGTTAAAGTACAAGTTGTTTCAAGTGTTTGAATTGTTTGAACAAAAGTATCAATTGTCAGAATATTCTGACAACTCACCAAATTGTCTGACAATTCCGAATTGTATATACAATTAAAGACAATTGACTAAATAGTCTGACAATTTAAGTTATCTGACAATTGACACATTTTGATTGAATTGTATAAACAATTTGAATTGTACAAAATAGAGAAACAACTTAGCGAGTTGTCAGACAGTTCAGTTTGTACCTATTATATATACGTGTACGCGTGTGAGGGACAAAAATATTTCATAAAATCACAACATTGTTGTTGACAAACTAATTTGTTTCTGATATAATAAAGACAGAAAATAAATAAAAGAGATATACCAAGGAGGTAAGTACTTATGAATAGAATTAAAAATTGGCTGCTCGGTTTATTTCATATCAGAAAAGAAGAAAAGACAACAGAGCAAATTATATCAGAACTTGACGACCTCACAAATTCCTTTTTATATAAGAACGAAGCCAACCTACAAAAATATTTTTCAAAATGTTAAAAATAATGGTTGACAAAATCGTAGGACCTGATATAATAGAGACATAAAGAACAGAGAACAAAAGAAAACAACCTATAACAAAGAAAAATAAAAAAACTTGAAAAAAGAGGTTGACAAACAACAAAATATCTGATAAGATAAAATCAGAAACAGAGAAAAGAGGTGAGAACACAACAACAAAAATAAAAACAAAAAAAATTTCAAAAACATGGTTGACAAACAGCAACAAAGGTGATAAGATTAAATCAGAAAATGAAACAGAGGAAAATTCCTCAAGTACCTACAGAAAGGAAAAAGGTGAACATTATGGCAAGAACAAATCAGAAAAACAACACAGTAGCAAAGAAGGCAGAGAATACCAAGGAGGTAAAGGTTATGAAGGCAAACGAAATTCAGGTTATCACAGAAGAGCAGATGGATAATATGATGGCAGAAGGTTGGTCAATGGAGCCGGCAGATGATGATACTCAGGTGGTCCTTAAGAAGGGAAGAAAAAAGGTAACATATCAGATTAAAGAATGGCTCCCTAAGCAGAAGGCTTCTAAAAAATCTGATAAGAATGAGGAAGGCCAGAAGCAGGTCCATATCGCAAGAGATAGAGACATCAAGCTTGACTCTAAAAAGGTCGGCGATATAGGTGTAAAAATTATCTATCATAGAATGAAGGACGGACAGAAGCAATATAGAATTTTCGTAGCACAGAAGGTAGATGGAGTTCTTAAGAGGAACAGATTAGTCAATGATACAATAAAGGTCATCCAGGATAATGAAGAAAAGATGGTTGAGTATTTCAATAAGATAGTTGCTTCAGAAAAGGCTCTGGCAAAAGTTATCTAATATATAATATCAATAGAATGATATATAAGTGAACTGAATTAAGTAGGTTATCCACAGAATATATCAGATAATATATAAATAGATATAGAATAAAATATAGGTGAGGACAACAAAAAGTTACACTAAAATCCTCACCTATATTATTATATATAATAGATATATGATATGTTAAAAAGAAAAATGTTTCATGTGAAACATCGCAACAAAATAACACAAAAAGTTGTTGACATAGAATAAATAAAGTGATAGAATAAAAATAAGTAAAGAGATAAAAAGAAAGTGAGTGAGATAATAAAGCGATAAGATATAAAAGTTTATGATGATGAGTTGATTGCCAAGTTCATACACGAATCAAGTTCTATCGGCCGGTAAGGTGAGCTGCTTTTTTTACTCGAGGGGCCTACCTTTAATGCATCGGCCGAGTGAGTGCTCCCGGGCACCTACCTCAACTCTACTGCTGCTTTTGCAAATATATAACTTTTGTTTTATGCTATGTTGCTACGGTGTGTGTGTGTGTGGCTAGCATGCAAGATGGAGATGTGGAAGATAGCATAACTCCAAACAATGGTATGGTACATTTTATTTGCAATTACAATCGACATCTAAAAACTACTACTGTTGTAACTTTCAAAAATCAATGGTCTTTGTTTATTATGGTAGTAAATATTCATTATATCCATTGTGTATAAAAATATAAGATAGTAAATATTACTTATATAAAAGAAAGAATATATAAGAAAGAAAAGTATAACTTAATATTGACTTTTGGTATTCAATATGTTATAATAATAAGGAGGTAGAAATAAACAATGGCAAAGACATTCACTAAATCTGGTGTATCAGTAGATGACTGGATTACAGATGATGGTTTACTCCTCCTTGAGAGTTGGTCTCGTGATGGATATACATTGGTAGATATAGCCAATAAGATAGGAATAGACAAAGACACATTCTTGAGGTGGAAAGATAGATACCCCGAAATTCGTCAGGCTGTAGCTAAGGGTAAAGAGCTCGTAGACTATCAGGTAGAAAATGCTTTATTGAAATCAGCATTGGGGTATAAGACTAAAGAGGTTAAGGTAACAACTACAATGAGGTATGGTAAGGTAGTAGAAACTATCAAGGAAGTAACAGACAAAGAAGTTGCTCCTTCTGTACCTGCTATTCAGATGTGGCTGTATAATAGAAACAAAGACAAGTGGAAAAACATGAACAATGCTAAAACTGTCTTTGATGATATGGAAGAGGATAGCTCCATTGAAATTACTGTTACTCGAGCCAATAAAAATGAAACAACAAACGGTGATGCTCCCAGTAGTTCAGAAGATAGAGAGGTCGAGGATAAAGAAATCAAAGTCCGCAAACGTACCAAGTCTGAAACTGAAGCTGTAGAAAAATCGAAAAAAAATAAAAAGGCGAAGCAGGCGGCTGATACTGTTGTTGATGAGTCCGAAAATCAGGAGGTCGACTTAGATGAGTGGCCTGATGATTGGGAGGATGAAGAATAAACAGGAGGCCGAGGTATGAAAATAACTAAAAAAGTAAGTCCTGCTTTTGAGGACTTTATTTTTAACTGGGACTATGAACAGTATCTGCTAATTGGTGGGTACGGTTCAGGTAAGTCATACCATATCGCTTTCAAGATAATTCTAAAACTCTTGAATGAGAAAAGAAAGGTATTGGTAGTTCGTCAGGTATACGATACAATATATGAAAGTTGTTACGATTTGTTTTGTGAGATACTCGACGAGATGCATATTCTAGCATACGATTACAATGAGTTCAAAAAGAAGAAAAACAAATGTGTAGCTTTGAAGTCTCCGCTCCGTATCCGTTTTCCTAATGGTGCCCAGATTATCTTCAAGGGTATGGATAAGCCAGAGAAAGTAAAATCTATCAATGGTGTCAGTATTGTATGGATGGAAGAGTGTTCAGAGACTTCACCAGAAGCATACAAAGAACTCCTTGGTCGTATCAGAACTCCAGATGTGAGTATGCATTTCATCTTATCCTGTAACCCTGTCAATCGTGAGAACTGGGTGTATGAGCATTTCTTTGAAAGGGAAACGGCTCAGGGTAAGAAAATAACTATAGTCGACGAAAATAAATTCTATGAGAAGAAGTGTCTAATCAAGAATGGTATATACTACCACCATAGTATTCCATCAGACAATCCTTGGTTACCGTGGCAGTACCTTCGTCGACTTGATGATTTGAAGAATTACGACTATCCTCTGTATATGGTAGCTCGTTGGGGTAGATTTGGAGCTTCTGGTACTAGGGTATTCCCTCAGTTCGTAGTTGCTACAAAGAACCACAACTTCAAAGAACGTGTATTGGCTCTTGGTATCGAAAATCAGTACTTCGGTTTTGACTTCGGTTTTGAGGAGTCATATAACTGTGTACTCAGCATGTCAGTGGATGTACAAGAGAGCATATTATATATCTGGGATGAAATCTATGTAAACCATTTGACTGACCCACAGATGGCAAGACGTCCAGATATGCAAAAATTAAAAGACCGTCTTGACAATTATTATCAGATGGGTTATAATAAAATCATAGTGGCAGATAATGAGGACCCAAAAGCGATACAATACTATCGTCAGATGGGCTTTCTTATCAGAGCTTGTAGGACCAAATTTAATGGGTCACGTATCAGTAATACCAGGAAGGTAAAGAGATTTAGACAAATCATTGTGAGCCCCAAATGTAAGAATGTCATTAAGGAGCTCAAGGACCTTACATATCTGAAAGACAATCAGGGTAAGGTACAGTATGACAAGTTTAATATCGACCCTCACAGCTTATCAGCTATTTGGTATGCGTTAGATACTGTGACTGTTGCTGATGTTAAACAAAAAGATTTCCATTCCAAGAAGGGAGGTTGGCGAAATGAGCAATATCAATTGGGTGAGGAAACTTACTAGTCGTAAGTTCTGGGCTGCAGTTGCTAGCTTCGTTAGTATGATGATTGTAGCGTTCGGTGGTACCGAGAATACAGCTACTCAGGTTGCAGCTCTTATTATGGCTGGTGCTTCAGTAGTAGCATACATCATTGGTGAAGGTCTCGCTGATGCTGCTAATGCTAATGTTGAAATCGAGCAGGAAGTTGAATATGGCGAGGAGGACGAGTAATGAAGTATGGTATTGATGTAAGTCATTACCAGAACAATATCGACTGGTCTCGTGTGAAAGCTACCGGTAAAGTTGAATTCGCGATTATGAAAGCTATGTATGAGAGTACCAAGAATGTGGATGAAACATTCGAGAGAAATTATGCAGGCTGTACCAATTATGGTATAAATCGTGGAGTATATAACTTCATCGGTAGTATTTCTGCTTCCGACCCTGTAGCTGATGCTAAAGCTTTCTTAAAAATCCTTGATGGTAGAAAGCTTGAGTTCGGTATATGGCTTGATGTTGAAAGTAAAAACCTAAGGAGCTTAGGGAAAGAAAGAATTGAGGATGTAATTCTTACAGAGTCTGATATTTTCTCGGCTGCCGGCTATAGTGTCGGTATCTATTGTAATTTAGACTGGTATAAGAATGTTATAACCGATAGGGTAAAGGATATATTTGATGGTCGTTTTTGGATTGCTCGTTATCCCAAGAATGATAAGGGAGAAGTGGTAAACAATCTGAGTCCGAAAAATAGCTGTCCTGAGTCCATTGGTTGGCAGTACTCCTCAAAAGGAAAGGTTGACGGTATCAGTGGTGTAGTTGATATGGATATGTTCTGGGGTGAACTCAAGAATGAAATGCCTAAGGAATTATACACAAGAGCTGTTATCGTCGAGAACTGTGAAAAGTTTGTAGGAGCAGTTGAAGGTTCAAATGGTCATTTGGAGGTTCTGAATATCTACAATGGAAATAAACCACTTCCTCGTGGATATGCAGTTAAACCATCAGATGCTTGGTGTGCTACATTTGCTTCAGCTATGTATATTTTGGCTGGCTATCAGGATATATTCCCTATTGAGTGTGGATGTGAGAAAATGATAGCTAAAGCAAGAGAAATGGGTATCTGGATAGAGAACGATAGCTTCGTTCCTCAGATAGCAGATGCTGTTCTTTATGACTGGCAGGATAATGGAGTCGGTGATGATACTGGAGCTGCAGACCATGTAGGTATCGTAACTTATGTAAATAAGGATGCCGGCTATATGGTGGTGACAGAAGGCAATTATTCTGACTCTGTGAAGAAACGTACTATCAATTTGAATGGTAAGTATATCAGAGGCTTCATAACTCCGAAATTTACCACTGATGGTATTGAAATTCCTGTTGAGAGTAAAAAGTCTGTTGATACAATAGCTCACGAAGTAATAGCTGGTCAGTGGGGTAAAGGAGAAATCCGAAAAGAGAAACTTACTAATGCCGGTTATAACTATTCAGAGGTTCAGGCTCGTGTAAATGAGATATTGAATACTCCGAAGAAAGTAGAGGGCTCAACAAAAGAAGTAATAGCTACATCAAAGGCTTCAAAGATTGATAAAGGTCTGGCTGGAGAATATACAACGACAGCCGATTTATATTGTCGTGATGGAGCCGGTACAAATAAGAAAGCTTTGGTATGTATTCCAAAAGGAACGAAAGTTCAGAACTTCGGTTACTATTCAGTAGCCAATGGAGTTAATTGGTTATATATCACATTCAATCTGAATGGTATCAAATATACAGGCTTTAGTTCATCGGTATATTTAAGGAGGTAATCAGGTGAATAATCAGCTTAACGAAGAGGAAAAAGTAGCTCTGGCCGATGAGTCGACAGAGTGCCTCAGGGTGTATAACCGAATACCTTATGCCTTAATAAGAGCTGAAGTTGACACAGGTGTGCAGGATGTACTCGACGAGATAAATGAAATCTGTAAGTACTATAAAATCTACAAGAAAGGTAAAAACTTCCATGTAGAAGGTACTAATGGAGACTATATTCCTGCTCGTCTGAAATATAAGATGGCAGCTTCACTCATAAATAAAGAGGCCAGGTTCCTCTTCGCTGAGCAGCCTGATATTAAGGTAGAGCCTAAGGGTGATGTAGGTAAAACTACTCCTGAGTCTAAAACTGCATTAACAGTTATGAATGACCTGCTTGAAACTGTATTATCAAAGAATAAGTTTGAGGATATACTGATTAAGGCAGCTCGTGATTGTTTTATTGGTAAGAGAGTTGGTGGTCTTGTTAACTTCAATGAAGAGGATGGTATCACAATTACTTTCTTACCTTCAATGCAGTTTATTTATGAGACTAAGCTTGGTAATCAGAATGTACTTACTAAGTTTGTATGTTTCATAGTTGCTAAAGAAAGCACAGTACAGAAAGATAAGCGAATATTCAAGAAGAAATTTACTCTTGAAGATGATGGCTTCGCTTATATCGAGGAAGAAATGTACAATGGTGCTGGTGAATTGGTTGAAACAATAACCAAGAAACAGCCTACCAAACTTACTTTCATTCCTGCATTTGTAATTATCAATGATGGTTTATCTGGTGAGATACTTGGTGAGTCAGAAATTGAGTTACTTATGGATTATGAAATGTGGTATTCAAAATTAGCCAATGCCGATAGTGATGCAGAGCGTAAATCAATGAACCCCACAAAGTATGTGGTAGATATGGAAAACAATTCTACAAAGAATTTGTCTACAGCTGCCGGTGCTTTATGGGATTTAGGTTCAGACCAGAACCTTGAAAATGCTCATACTCAGGTTGGTTTACTTGAACCACAGATGCATTATAGTGAGGCATTGAAAATTTCACTTGAGCGTATCAAGACTACCGGTTATGAGCAGGTTGATATGCCAAATATCACAAATGAAACAATGTCCGGTACAATTACATCTGGTAAAGCACTCAAGGCTATTTATTGGCCGTTGATTGTTAGGTGTAAGGAGAAGATGAAAGTATGGGGACCTGGACTTCAGCAGATGGCTGATATAATTGTTCAGGGAGCTATGATTTATCCGAATTGTATCAAAAAGTATACGGATGATATTATCACTCCTGTAGCTTATGAGATTTCTGTAGAGCAGAATACTCCATTACCTGAGGATGAGATAGAGGAAAAGACGACAAACCTTGCAGAGGTTGAAGCTTCTGTTATGTCAAAGAAGTCATATATGAAACGTTGGTATAAACTTACCGATGATGAAGTAAATGATGAATTGATGCAGATAGCTCTTGAGCGTCAGATACTCGACGATAGCTCATTTGATTTGAATAATGGATATAATGGTGACAATAAGTTCATCAATCCCGGTGTAGATGATTTTAATATGGCCGGGGTAAATAGTATCAAGTCTGATGGAACAGATGATTTACATGATGATGGTACACATAGTGTTCCAAATGAACAGTCTGGTGATGTGAATGATGCTGCTTCAAGTTTTTCTGGTGGTCAGAGAATGACGTATCAGAAAACTAGTAATCAGCTGAATGCTACTCAGACTACTTCACTCATCCGAATTATCTCACAGTATAAGTCCGGTTTATTGAACATAAATCAGGCTGTAAGCATAATGCAGTCTATGGGCCTGGACGAAGCATTTGCTCGTAAACTGTTAGAGGATGAAAAGAAAGTAAAAGATGTCCTCAGCTGATTGGTATTTCCAGGATGCTATTAAGGCCCGTGATGAATTGACAAAAAGACAAGAGAAAGCTATTCGTAAGTATTATAATGAGTGGGCTAAGGAAGTAAGGGAAGAGGCTAATCGCCTCTCCCATATTCCTGGTACTCAGGATGAACAAAGACAAATGACTGAACTCTATTATCAGCTTAGAAATGCTAGTAGACAGTTGTCGGCAGAGATTAACAACGAAACATCATCTAATTTGAATAATATGGGTGATGTTGTTGTTAGAACAAATCAGAGGTGGTTGAGTTCTTTAGGTTTAAGTACTGATGCTCTTGATTATAAAATGTCAGCAGCAAAAGATAGTGCTATTCGTTCTATTCTGTCAGGTAATTTATATCAGAATGGTCAACCATTAAGTGAGAGGGTATGGAATACTACAGAGAGTAATTTGAAGGACATATATTCAATTATGGCTCGTGGTATAGCTCTTAATCAATCACCAGACGAGATAGCTAAGTCATTAGAAAAATATCTCAATCCATCAAAGAGTTTAGGTTGGACAGTTAAGTCTTATACAGATGCCAATGGTCTAACTAAATTTGCTCGTGTTCATAATGGTCAGGTAGATTGGAGAGCACAGAGATTAGCAAGAACAATGCTTCAGCATTCATATCAACAGACATTGGTAGCTTTAACAAAAGACAATCCATTTGTTCTCGGTTATATATGGCATGCAGATGGAGCAAATGCTTGTGAATTATGTATGGATAGGGATGGCCAATTTTATACTGCCTCAGATTTACCACTTGACCACCCAAATGGACAATGTGATTTTGAAGTAGCGGTTGATGAAGAAAAGGCAAAGAATGATTTAGCTGGATTTTATGAGAACCCTGTATTATATCCGGACATTCAGAGGTTTGTCTCGGATTGAAGATTGGTGAGGCCTACCTTCTGGGCCTCCCAGTTCTTCCTGTTTCGATTGGTTAGAAAACAGTTGATAATTTATAGGTCTGAAATATAAAGGCCTCTTAAAATGGACGGTAAGGCCATAAAATCATATCCCAAAAACTTGAATTTTTCAAAAATATTCAAAATAACTCTTGACAGATACATTTTAGAGTGATATAATAAGGAGTAGAGAGATGGAAGAAGTAAAAGGTATGAATGTAATGGTTGAATGTAAGAATTGTAAGAACCGCTTTCGTATCGGTAACGACAACATCACATTTGATAAGCATTACAAAGATGTAAATGGACAATCAATATTACTTACATATTTCGACTGTCCAGAGTGTAAAGAAAGACATTTTGTTCAGATAGACAATACTCATTCTCGTGAGGTAAAAAAGAAAATCACGAAGATGTTCGCTAAGCTTTCGGTTATGAGAAGTAAGAACATTCAAATTCCGAAGCAACAGCAAAAGAAGTTTGGAGGTTTACAAAATACCTTAAAAATGAGTAGACTCCAACTTATGAAATCGTATGATGGTTCAATAGTGACCGACACAGAAACCGGAGAAACAATTACATTGAACTTTACTATGATTTAAGCTGTTATGCATATAATCGTTTAGAATTGATAAGTAGCTAGTAGTCAAAATATAAAAGGTTAATTATTTAGTTCAGTGAACCGGTCACCTAACTCGATAGATTAGGATAGATATTGACACCGTGGTTAGCACGGAATTTTTAATTTGAAAGGAAAAGGTGTTAGTAAAATGGCTGATACAGATAACAAAAACAAAGTCGGAAATGATACCGCAGACCAGACTGGTGTAACTGATAATGGTAACACAACTGGAGATGCAAATGCTACAAATGATACAGGGTCTGATGCTGGTAATCAGGGTGGAGACTCTACCGGTTCTGGTGAAAAATCTTTTACTCAGAAGCAGGTTTCCAGTATGATGGCTAAAGAGAAGAAGCAGGGACGTGAAGCTGCTTATCGTGAAATGGGAATTGACCCTAATGATAGTAAGATGGTTAATATGTTCAAGGCTTTCATCAATAGTCAAAAGACAGATGAGCAGAAGGCTAATGAAGAGGCAGCAGCTCAGGCAGCAAAGGTTGCAGAGGCAGAGCAGAGAGCTATGGTTGCAGAGGCTAAGGCTGAAGCAATGCAGTTGGGAGTTCTTCCTCAGTTTGCAGATGATGCAGTTACATTAGCTCTTGCTAAGATGGATGATAATACAGACCTTAAGTCTATCATTGGTGAGCTTAAGACCAAATATCCTGTTTGGTTTGATGCTTCCGCAGCAGGTGCAGATGGTAAGAATGCTACAGGTCAGAAGGGAACAGGTGCCTCAATCAATACTGGTACAAAAGATGCTTCCGGTGGAGAGAATAAAGGTATGGGTGCTCGTCTGGCAGCGCAGAGACGGACTAAGACTGACCCTAAAAAGTCATTCTGGTCATAATTTTTAAGGAGGTAAACAAACATGTTTAACAAAGATGGTGTTACTAAAACCACCTATGGTGCTCCTGTACAGATTTTGGCCAACGTTGAACTTCAGTATTCTATGGGATGTAGAGTACCTCAGTCACTTGGTACAGATGTTTCAGGGGTAGGCAAGATTGCAAAGGCCGGTACTCCGGTATTTATTGACCTTGGTTCAAGAGATGCAGTTCCCGTTGCAGCTCCTGGTTCTGTTACAGAGACAGCTACCGGTTCTGTTGTTACAGGTGCTGGTATCACTAAGGTTGAAGTTGTAGCTGCTACTTTCAAGACTGCAGTTTCTAATACTGCTGGTACTTATAAGTTTAAGGCTACAGTTGCTGATGAAACAACTACTTGGAAGCTTGGCAACGATACTGTTACTCTTAATACTTATGGTATTACTGTAACCGGTACAGTTGCTAACAACGATGAAATCCAGGTTGTATTCACTGCTTCCGGAACTGTAACTGCTAATGCAGTACTTCTCCACAACGTGGATGTAACTGGTGGAACAAAGAACGGTACAGCTCTTCTGTTTGGTTTCGTAAACTACAACAGACTTGAGGCTGATGTTCAGGCACTCGTAACTCCTGGAACCAAGATTGGTGATGTCCAGATTGTTAAGGGCTAAGAAAGATAAGGAGGTAAAAAGAAATGACTATTTTTGATTTGATGCAGAGCAATGAGCTCGTTGCATATTGGGAAGAGTTACTTCAGGATGAAGCTCCTTATCCTTGTGAGGAACTGTTCCCCGCTGACAAGAAGAGAGGACTTGACCTCAAGTGGCTTAAGGGAGCTCGTGGACTTCCCGTTGTACTTAAGACTTCTGCATTTGATGCAGCAGCTATTCCGAGAGGACGTATCGGCTTTGAGAAGCTGAGTGCAGAGATGCCTTACTTCAAGGAGTCTACATACATTGATGAAGAGCTCAGACAGGAACTTAACATTGTCCTTGAGACTGGTAATCAGGCTTATATCGACTCTGTTATGAACCGCATCTTTGATGATGAAATGAGGCTTCTTCGTGGTGCTCGTGCTTCTCGTGAGAGAATGAGAATGCAGGCTCTTACAACCGGTATCGTAGCAATGGTTGCCAACGGTCAGGCGTTTACGTATGACTATGGTATTCCTGAAGCTAATAAGAAAGAGGTTACTGTTTCTTGGAGTAATTACTCTACATCTGACCCTATCGAGGACATCAGACAGCTTAAAGAGGATATTCTCCAGAGAACCGGTGTTGTTTGTGAGAGAGCTATGTGTGACACAGCTACATGGCGTGACATCAGAAACAACAACAAGATTAAGTCTGCAATCTTCGCTCTGAAGTCTACAGTCGGTGCAATCACTGACTCAATGCTTCGTGAGTACATCAGTGACCAGCTTGATGGTCTTGTTGTTAAGGTAAACGATAAGAGATATGTCGACGAGAACGGAGTAACCCAGGCTTTCATGCCTACGAACACTTTCGTTATGTTCCCTGGCTCAGCTCTTGGTAAGACATGGTTCGGTACTACTCCTGCAGAGTCTGACCTTATGACTGGTAATGCAGCTAATGTTTCTATTACAGAGACAGGTGTTGCTGTTGTTACACATCAGAAGGTTGACCCGGTTCAGGTTGAGACAATCGTATCTATGATTTGTCTGCCTTCGTTCGAGGGTGCCGATGGTGTAGGTATCATTGATACTGTTGCATCATAAGTGAAGTAAAGAATGTTCGGTGGAGGCCAGGAGATTGAATAAATCACACCGGCCCATCGACTATTAAAATGGAGGTAAGTCATAATGGCTTTGATTAAAATTACAAATGGTGAAGTCACCAATGTGGTTACAAGAGGTGCATTTGATAAGCAGTTCAAGCATCTTGGTTTTTGGCCGGTTGATGATGAAGCTGTTGAGGAAGTAAAGCAGACGAAAGCTCCTAAAAAGGTAGAAGCTCCTGTCGAGCCTGAAGCAGATGCCGATGGCGAAGATGATGAGGAAGATGCAGATACCGATGCATTTGTAGAGGAATTACTTGAGAAGCCTATTTCTCAGTGGAATAAGCAGGAGGTTAAGGACTTTGCAGCAGCTAAGGGTATCGACCTTAAGGGAACCAAGAATGCTAACGAGGCAAAGGAAATCATCAAGAAGTATCTTGAGGATGTAGCAAAGAATGAAGCTGAGGCTTGAGGTATGAGGTGAGACTATGACAGATGTTGAACGAGTCTATAAGGAGATACGTGAGGAACAGTCTCCATACTTCGAGGATGGTGACATTGAGTATTATCTGAATAAAAACCACGGTGATGTAGATGCTACCATTTATGAGATGTTAATCATAAAATCCGAGGACTCGTCTCTGTCGTTGTCAGGTGTCAATACTACAGATACCTCGGGATATTTCAAACGTCTCGCATCGAAGTATAAGAGGTTCAACTCCGGTAATCTGATTGGAGGTTGAGCTATGGTTAATAACAGATTTGTTCTGTATCAAGTAAAAAGAGAGATACGACGTTCTGGTGTTAAAATGAAGTTCTTTAGACAAGAGAAAAATAAGTTTGGTGAACCTGGAGAACCGGTATTCTTTCACGAGTTCAAAGGTATGTATCACGAGCATGCTCCACATATGTTAGATACATTTCGTGTATTGACTGGTCAAACGGCAGCAAGCTATCGAACAGAAAAGACACCTCAGCTTTTAGTTCCATACGAGGATTTTTATTTTAAGAACGAGAGTGGTGAAGATGAATTTCAGCAGGTGAAAGTTGGAGATACTGTTAATTGGAATGGTAGATTACTTCGAGTAACTGGTGTACTCAATGTTCAAGAATGGAACCTCTTAATGGACATATCGTTTGAGGAGGTGGATAACGGTGGCAATACAGGACAGCCGAACTAGTGCTTCAGGTAAGACTAATATAACTCTTGAGTTCTATAAGGATAATGGAATTGTATTGGGACTTGAGGCAGTACAGAATAGAGCTTCACAGAATTTTGTAGCATATATGAGACGAAGAGCTGATGAAGTTGAAAAATACATGAAAACCAATCATCCTTGGACAAATAGAACTGGTAGAGCTGAAAGAGGATTACATACCACAGTAGAGGATGTAGTTGATGGAGGTAATGCTTTAGTTCAGATTGGTTTATATCACGATGAAGGCACGTGGTACTGGAGACATCTTGAGTATGGTATGGGTAGACGATTTGCTATCATTGAACCAACTCAGAGATACTTTGGCCCACGACTTTTGAATGAAATGAATTTGTCAGAGTTGTATAGATTTGCAGGAAATCCAAAGATGTAAGGAGGTGACATAAATGGCCATCAAACCTTTGGAGTTCGATTATCAACAGAGTAGGTGGCAAGACCTTTATGTTCATCTTCAAAACAAAGGGTATGAAGTTTATGCCCCTGCTCAAAAAGTCGGTGAGTGTACTAAACCATATTTGGTTATCAAGAATGATGGTTCATATAAGCATGTGAATTTTAGTACCGACAGGACACAGTATGCTATTTACTGTTATGTCCCTAAGTTAAAGTATAGTGAGCTCGAGCCTCTCGTCCAAAGAGTGAAGCGGGATATGAAAGAATTATATCCAATGTTTCAGCTGTATGGACAGGAACTTGCTTCATTCTATGACGATGAAGTGAAGGCACACTATATAGCCATAGAATACGAGAACTACAAGAAAATTGAGTTTATGTAAGGAGGTAGACGACAATGAATAAGTCGAGGAATGAAATTCCTACAATTGACGTCAATCTGGTTACAATTACTACACAGGCAGGTAAGGAATTTGGTTTCGATACTGCAAATCAGATTGAGGTTGAAGTACAGACAGAAGACAGCGATGCAGTCAAACTCGTTGTCAAGGGAATTTTGAGAGCGCAGAAGCCTAAGGAGTCCACCATTACTGGTCACGAGATTACGCTTCACGATAATGTATTTAATCCTGAGCTTGTTAAAGTTCTTCAGGGTGGTACAGTTCTCTATTTCCAGGATGCAGGAAAGACTACAACCGGTACAACTGAGACAAAGTACGGTTTCGCTTCTTATACTCCTCCGGTAGCTGGTTCTGCTGAGAAGGGAGAGGTATTCGAGTTGAATGCTTACTCTGCTATCTACAATGCAGCTGGTGTAATTACCGGATATGAAAAGACAACATACCCTAACTGTCAGGGTGAGCCGGTAGCCTTTAATTCAGAAGATGGTACATTCAGAGCTCCTGAGTATACTATCAATTCTGCTCCCGATACAGGTGAGGCACCTTATACAGTTCAGTGGGTTAAAGAGCTTCCTGAGCTTGATGACCCTGATGCTGTTACAGTTACCGTTACAGGCACTGATGGTTCTACCACTTATGATAGTGGTTCATCTGACCCGCAGACATTTGATGTATCTACGATGTTCGCATTTGACCCGACCACAGGTATCGGTGATAAGTCGTACGAGATTACAGGTGGAGATAACATTGGTACCATTTCTGGTTCAATCGTTACTCTCACGGGCACAGGTACACTTACTATCACATGTAATGTGACTAAGACAGCTACTTCTAAGGCAGCAACTGGACATGCAACACTTACGGTAACAGCTGCTTAATTTGTGGTTGACAAAATTAAAATGATGTGATATAATAAAGATGGCTGGTCTGGGATGATTAGGTTTGTTCTGGGCCAGCATATCTTGTATTATAGGCCAAATGAAAGTGAGGAAATCAAAATGAAAGTGTTTACGAGAGAAGAGCTCGAAGCGTTAAATATGGATGAAAAACAGATTGAAGCTATCCTGAAGCAGCAGGGAACAACTGAAGTAGCTATGAAGGCTATAGCCGAGAGTGAGGAAAAAGAAGAACAGGAGAAGCAGGTGACTGTTGTAAATAATATCACTAATTTTCCTCAGCAGTATGATGAGTCAAATATCACAACTATCGCTGATATTAAGAATTATACAGCAGGTTCAATTGTTAAGCTTCCTGGATTTGATGATGAACATCCGTTTATCGCAAAGCTTAAAAGACCAAGCCTGTTACTTATGGTTAAGACAGGAAAAATTCCTAACAGCTTAATCAATCAGGCAACTCAGTTATTCCAGAGAGGTGCAGGTTCACTTGGTAAGGATAATACAATCAGTGATATGTATGACATTATGGAGACTGTATGTGAGTCTGCTTTGATTAAGCCTACATATAAAGAGATAAAGGATGCAGGTCTTAATCTTACAGATGAACAGATGATGGCTATTTTCAGTTACACTCAGCAGGGGGTAAAGGCCCTCGAACAGTTTCGTTAAATCAGAGCAAATATTAAATATAATTGCTATGTCGAAACTGTATGATGTAAGGCCATCAGTTTTGTTAGATATTCCTGATGCATATACTAGCTATTGTTTTGATGAAGCATGTGCTTATATAACATCGAGGATAAAGCAAGGTGAAGAACCGAGTTTTGAGGTCAAAGATGAAAATATAGAAAAGCCACATTATAGTTCATTGTCTGATATGTATAAGTCAATGGGGTATAAAAGTGGAAGATATAAAAAGCAGTTGAATGAAGCATAACGAGGAAAGGAGGTAATGCCGGTATGATACCAGTTGGAACTGCAGTTGGTTATTTAACCCTTGATTATACACAATTTAGTACAAACTTAAAAACGGCTGTGAATGAAGCTACCGGTTTAAGTGGAAAGTTCTCTGATACTATGGGTAAGGGATTAACAACTGTAGGTAATCAGATTGCTGGTGTTGGTAGAACATTGACCACCGGTATTACTGTTCCTCTTACTGCTGCAGCTGCATCGAGTGTCAAGTTTGGTGCTGAGTTTGATAAGAAAATGTCTGAGGTTCAGGCAGTAAGTAATGCTACTGAAGGCGAAATGAAAAAGATGCGAGATGCTGCTATTGATTGGGGTGAGAAAACAGTCTATACAGCTACAGAAGCTGGAGATGCACTCTATTATATGGGTCTTGCAGGATGGGAACCTGAGAAGTCAATAGCTGCTCTTGGTTCGGTACTTAATCTGGCAGCAGCAGGTGACCTTGAATTAGGTCGTACTTCTGATATTGTAACAGATGCTATGACAGCTATGGGATATGAAGCTGGTGACCTTACCAATGGTATTGAGAATACAGCTTATTTCACCAATAGCTTAGCAGCCGCTATGAGTAATTCCAATACAGATGTAGACCAGATGGGTGAAGCATTTAAGTATGTATCTCCATTGGCTGGTGCATTGAATATGGATATATCAGATTTGACATTAGCATTAGGTCTTATGGCCAATGTAGGTGTTAAAGGTTCACAAGCAGGTACAGGCTTAAGACAGGCATTAAAGAATTTGATTGACCCTACAGATAAAGCACAAGCTGCTATGGATAAGTATGGTGTAAGTCTGTTTGATGCTGATGGTAAAGCCAAAGATATGAGAGTATTCATGGAAGAATTGAGAGGTACATTTGGTGACCTTGAAGTTGACATCTATGATGCTAATGGTGAACTTAAATCTGGTGAACAGATAATGGAAGAGTATGGACATGCATTACCTACATCTCAGCAGGAAGAATTGAATGCTGTTGTTGAGATATTTGGTACAAGAGCTCTTCCCGGTATTCTTGGTATTATCAACCAGTCAGATGAAAAGTTCAATAGTCTTGCAGATGCCATTGATAATTCCAATGAAGCATTTGTTCTTCATAATGGAACAGTATATACGATGGCAGATGCATTAGAGCAGTTTGGTGAACAGGCTGTTCGTACTGGTGATGATTTTGAAGTTTTAGGTGCTGCAGAAGGTATGGCTTTAATGCAGATGGATAACTTACAGGGTGACTGGATTAGATTTACATCAGCATTAGGTACATCAAAGATTATGATAACTGATTTGGTAAAAGATGGCTTACGTCAGTTTGTTCAGAAACTTACTGAATTGGTTAAGTGGTTTAATAGTCTTGATGAAGAACAGAAAAAGCATATCCTTAAGATTGCAGCAATTATAGCAGCTATTGGTCCTTTACTTCTTGTATTTGGTAAGACAGTAGCTGGTATCGGTAATGTAATAACTGGTTTCCACAGAATGTCTGAAGCGTTTAATCTTATTAAGGTTGGTTTCACGATGTTCGGTACGAAGCTAAAGAATGTAGCCGAAGCATTTAAGTTGGCCAAAGCAGGGTTTACAGGATTTGCTGGTGAAACAAGTGCTTTAGGTACAGCGTTAGCTGGAGTGACAGCTCCAATGATTGCTATTGTAGCAGTAATTGCTGTATTGGTAGCTGCATTTGTACATTTATGGAAAACCAATGAGGACTTCAGAAATAAAATTACAGCAATATGGGATGGTATCAAAGCTAAGTTTGAGGAAGCATGTCAAAAGATTGTCGATGCAGTAAATTCTCTTGGTTTTGATTTTTCAAGTTTAGGTGAAGCAATATATGCAGCTTGGGATTGGATATGTAATGCCTTAGCTCCTATTCTTACCGAGATATTTGCCAATATTGGTAGAATGATTGGTGGAATAATAGATATTGTTACAGGTGTGGTACAGGTTATCTGTGGTATCATCAAAGGCTTTAAGGATGGTGATTGGTCATTGTTCTTTGAAGGTCTTTGGTCGATAGCTAAAGGTTTCTTTAGTATTATCACTTCACCGTTTGTAGCTATTTATAATGTGGCTACAGAATATCTTGCTAAGTTTGGTTTGACTTGGTCAGATGTATGGAATGGTATCAAAGATTTCTTTGTAAATCTGTGGGAAGGTATAAAGACATTTTTCATAAATCTGTGGAATGGTATTGTTAATACTCTTACAGGTATATGGAATACAATTACTTCAACTATAACCACGGTATTTACAGCTATTGGTACATTCTTTACCAATATTTGGAATGGTATAAAAGACTTTATTTCAAATACTTGGGAGTCAATAAAAACAAAAATATCAACAACGATTGAGAATATCAAAAATACAATAAACACGGTTATCTTGATTATTCAGACAATTATGACAACCATTTGGACAGCTATAAAGAACTTTATATCTAACACTTGGGAAGCAATAAAGACTAAGATTAGTACAACGTTTGAAGCAATCAAGAATTTCATAAACACTACGTTACAGACTATTCAGTCTATTATGCAGACTATTTGGACTGCAATTAAAAACTTTATAGCTAATACTTGGGATGCTATCAAAACAAAGATAAGCACTACGTTCGAAGCGATAAAGAATTTTATCAATACAACGATGCAGGCAATTCAGACTATCTTACAGACAATCTGGAATGCTATTAAAACGTTTATTTCAAATACAGTTGAAGCTATAAAGACAAAAATTTCTACCACTTTTGAAGCGATAAAGAATACAATCACAAATATAATGAATGCTATTCAGTCTTTCTTGCAGACTATTTGGAATGCTATAAAGACATTCATTGAGAATACGGTAGAAACAATCAAAAATCAAGTGAGTCAGAAATTCGAAGCTATGAAGTCAGCTGTTACTCAGACTGTAGAGAATTTGAAGTCTGCTGTACAGAATAAAATCAATGAAATGAAAAACAATGTTACAAATGCTATTGAGAACCTTAAGAGTTCTGTTAGTAGTAAAATAACAGAAATGAAGAATAGTGTGGTTAATACTTTTGAGAGTATGAAATCATCAATCATAAGTAAGGCTCAAGAGATTTATAATGGTATAGTAAATACCTTTAGTAACATTGGTGAAAAGATGAAAGAGGTTGGTTCAAATATTGTTTCGGGTATTTGGAATGGTATATCGGCTTCTACTGATTGGATAAAAAAGAAAATATCTGATTGGGTAGGAGATGTAACCAAGTTCTTGAAGGATTTGTTTGGCATTGAGTCACCGTCAAAATTGATGCGAGACGAAATTGGTGTTTATCTCCCTCCTGGAATAGCTGAAGGTTTTGAAGATGCACTACCTGGAGCATTAGGAACTATGGAAGATGAACTCAATGATGGCCTTGATAGTTTTGATGTAGATGATATTGATGTAGTTGGTTTAGGTACAACATTCCAGTCGGTAGTAACAGAAGTAGCTGATTGGTTTGTATCAATCGAGGAAAGATTAGCAAATACAGTTGAGTCAATTAAACAGGATTTAGCTAGTCTTATAGGTGTTGGACAGTTGGTACTTAATTCAGATGGTACAATTTCTGGTATCATAATGAATAAGCCAAGTGATAGTTTATCTGTAAGTACTCCTGGTAGAGATAGTCAGACTACCGGTAATACGGTTAATAACTTCACATTCTATTCACCTGAAGCGATTGATGAAATTAAAGCTGCTAAACTTCTTAAAGAAACACAGAGAGATTTAGCAGAGGGTTTCTAACTGAAAGGAGGTTGAGCGATGGTAGAGAATATCTCGCTAAAGAATAAAAATACGTTAGCTCTACTTGAGCTCGATGTAGTTACAACTCCATATTATATACTCGATAAAGTTGATTGGGGACAGATTGAGAGTACACATCATTCATACAAATATGTCAATCAGATTGGTGTATATGTAACAGGTACAACTCTTGAAACAAGAGATATTGTAATAACTGGTTGGATAGTTGCTCGCAGTGACAATCAGATGTCAGAACGAAAGAAAATGCTCAATCGTTTTGTCAATCCCCAACAGCTTATTGAGTTGAAGTATAAAGAATATGCTGTAGATTTTCTACCTGATAAATCAATTAAGTACTCGGCTACAGTAAAAGAGAATAATAATGTAATCTGTAAGTTTGAAATATCAGGTTTAGCTCCTGACCCGTTATTTAGGGAGAGTACTCAGAGTAAGACAGCAGCAGCAACTACAAGAGGAATGTTCCATTTTCCTCTTATTATTGGTTGTGGTAATGAGGACCTTGGTAATGCCGATAATCTTGATAATGGTTATCCCACTATTATGTTTGGTTTAAGACAACCGAGTTTGATAGTTGATGTATATAACAAGGGTGCAGTTGCTGTTGGTATGACGTTGGTATTTAAGGCTATGGGTACAATGAGTAATCCTAGTCTAATCAATGTTAGAACACAGGAGTATTTCAAGATAAATAAAACATTAGTAGCTGGCGAAACAGTTACAATAAATACCACTATTGGTGAAAAGAAAGTAATCGGTGAATTGAATGGTGTACAATATAACTATTTCAAGTATAGAGATTTGAATAGTTCTTGGTTACAGCTTGAGGTTGGTGACAATCTTTTCAGATATGATGCTGATACAGGGCTTGATGTACTTGAATGTTATGTATACTTCTACAATAAATATTTGGAGGTGCAAGAATGCTATTAGAAAAACACATCCAAATAACAATATTCAGAATTGATAATACACATTTTGAACCAATCGGTGATTTGTCACAGTATACAAGTTTGATATGGCCAGATGCATTTAATGGGTATGCTAATTTTGAATTATGGGCACCTATAATGGATGCCAATTCAGAGCTTATCAAAAAAGGAAATGTAATTTGGTGTGGTGGTGAGAATGCCGGTATCATAGAGATTGTGAAATCACAGGTTGATGAAAAAGGAGAAAAGACATATCACGTTAAAGGTAGAACTTTAGAAAAGCTACTTTGTGATAGAATTGTATGGGGTGGATATGTTAAGTCTGGTAAAGCCAGTACTATAATGTATGATATAGTAAATACTCAGTGTATAAATCCATCAAATACAAATAGAAAAATTCCATATCTTGTTAATGCCACAGATGCTCAAGTAGGTAATACAATATCTAAATATCAAAAGACAGGTGGAGAGGTATATGATGCTTTAACAAATCTTGCTTCAGAAAGTGATATAGGTTTTAGTATTATATTTGACCCTCACAATCAGCAGTTAATCTTTGAGGTAAGAGCTGGAGAAGATAGAACTTGGGGTAATACTTCTGGTAATGACCCTGTGGTTTTTAGTACAGACCTTGAAGATATTTTGAGTAGTATTTATTATTCAAATGCTGAGGATTATAAGTCTGTAGCTTTTGTACAGGGTGAAGATAGTGGAGCCGCGAGAAAATCAGTAACTGTAGGAACAGTAAATGGTGTAGGTCTTGATAGACATGAATTATATGTTGATGCAAGAGATTTACAGTCAGAAGTGTATCACGAAGATGGTACTAGTACTCCT